GCTTGTCGAACTTCGGAATTTGTCCGATATTGGCGAACTCGTCACAGAGGATTCTCACATGATAAGGCAGTCTTCCATGATGAACATCATCGGCTCTGTCGCATAACAGATTAAAAAGCTGACTGTACATCATAGCAACCACAAAGTTAAAAGTATCGTCTGTATCCGAGATTACAATAAACAGTGCAGTTCTCTGATCTCCGATCATATCCAGTTCCATTTCATCATAAGACGTCAGTTCCCTAAGCTCTGCAATATCAAACGGAGCAAGTCTGGCACCACAACTGATCAGAATAGATTTTGCTGTCTTACCTGCTGCCAGCTTATATTTTTTATACTGCCTTACTGCAAAGTGGTTCGGCTCATCCCTTTCCAGTTCCTCAAACAGCAAGTCTACCGCATTTTTAAATTCTTCATCCTCTTCCCTGGTTTCACTGGCATTGATAAATTCCAGTAAAGTTGAAAAGTTCTGTTCTTCTTCTGGTGCTTCATAGTAAATGTAACCAATCAAAGCACAATACAGCAGACGTTCCGCTTATAGTGATAGGTAATCCTTTGAAGTTATCGCCGGATTTTCCCCCACTCCACACCGGACGTGCGACTTTCACCGCATCCGGCGTTCCATCGGTTGTTTTCACAAGCATTTAATCAATCACCAAATGAAATGTTAGTTTTCTATTGCGGACAAACCAGCCTGCTGGCGCAGACTGTTCACTTTTAACATCAGTTCCTTTGTTGCCTTGAGCGTGTCGGCTATCTCTTTTAGCTCATTCTTAGGACACTCTTGCAGGAGTGGAAGAAATCTATTATGGAACAAAATCATATTTCGATAGCGTTCCTTGCCGCCCAATTCTGCCGGTGTTTTCAGCCAGCATACTATGTCAGCCGCATTTTCAAAGAGTTCCCCACTTAGCGCACATTTTCCACGTTGAGCCGAGAATAGTGAAATCCTGCTGTCAGTAAGTTCTGTGCTTCGCCCCATAGACGGTTGATTCCTCAAACCTGATAGAACAGATGAGTTCATACTTAGGTTCGTGTGTATCAATGCCCGTCCCTCTACCGTGTAACTGCAAACCGCCGCTTTCTTTGCCATCGGTATCTTGTTCTTGATGTATGCGATAGGGTAGATAGGTTGGTCGATTCCAGATACATACCGTATCATTGCCGACTTTCCAAACCGTTCTTTTTCGCTCTCGGTCATTGCGCCGCCCTCTCGAACAAGTCTGCACCCGGTTTCTGTATTGAGCCGATTTGTTAAAACTGTCATGACCTGTCTGTGGATTTTCCTGCAATCAATGCTGATGCAGGTGGCAAGTTGAAAATAATTCTGTATTCCCAGAACCATTGAATTGTACAGCCGTATTTCGTCCAAAGGTCTTTTTCCCTCTGAAGGTCGGGCAATTCGTTTCGCCTGTTCCACCAGTTTTTGCCTTTCCAGTTCCAACTTTTTGTCACAGATATGAGATTGCACGATGTACTTCCTGCTTTTCGGTCTGACTCGTATCTTAAACCCAAGAAACTCTGAATAGCGTTTTCTAACATTGACTATCCTTGTTTTCTCTGGCGATACCTCCAACCTCAGCCTCTCGGTTATCCATGCCGTTACAGCCTCTTTCGTTCTCAAAGCGTCCTCTTTATTCCGGCAGAAAATTCTGAAATCATCTGCATATCTCACGATATACATTTCTTTCAACCCTGTTTTCCTCATTTTGAGGAATGCCTTGCTCCGGTCAAAAGTAATCGAGTTTCTGATTTTCCTCTCATACCCGTATTCCTTTACAAGAGGGTGGTTCTGCCATTGGCTCTCAACCCATTTGTCCAGTTCATTCAGCACGATATTGGCAAGCAACGGTGAAATGATACCGCCTTGCGGAGTGCCTTTGTCTGGAATGAGTGTAGTGCCGTCTGGCATTCTAATCGGTGCTTTCAGAATCCGCTTGATAATAAAAATCAACTGTTTGTCGTGTATTCCCATTGCCCATATTTGCCGCATTAGCTTGCTGTGATTTACGTTGTCGAAAAATCCTTTTATATCAAACTCAATCACATAATGCAGGTTCATGCGTTGAAGCATGGTGTAAGTTTTCTGCACGGCGTGTTCCACGGAACGGTTCGGGCGAAAGCCGTAACTGTTGTCGCTGAATTTCGCTTCGCAGATTGGCTCTATGACCTGTTTGATACATTGCTGTACCAGCCTGTCCCAGATACAGGGAATACCTAACGGTCTGGTTTTTCCGTTTGGTTTCGGAATGTCTTTGCGTCTTACCGGCTTTGGGCGGTATCCGTGCTGACTTCCTGTGACAATAAACCTCACTTTCTCTGCAACTGTTTCGGGCGGTAAACACCCGATGTCACTGATGTTTTTGTTGTCTGTTCCTGCTGTGTAGCTTCCTCCGTTTGCTTTGATGTTCCGATATGCCAGAAGAATGTTGTCCCGGCTCAGAATTAAATCCATAAGGTCGGTAAAATTTTCTCCCTCCAAACTTCGATGATAGAGTTCATCAAAAACTGGCTGCATACCGTAATACTCGGCATGACGTAAGTCATCTACACATAGAGTTTTGTTTTTCTTTGGCATAAGGCATCACCTCCTTTTTGCGAAAGTGACCCTTTTGGTCTTACTCGAATCCTTATGTTGGATTGAATAATGCCTGCTTATCTCAACCGACTTGTGGCCATTCCTCCGTAGCTCACATAACGCAAGCACATCATAGGTTCGACCACTACTTTTCAGCAGCAGTTCGTCTGCTTATTGTTTTTCGTCAGACTATTCCTTGCGGAATCTGCTGCCTTTCCTCGTTCCGATAGTTCTATCTGTTCATACATACCCGTAGGTTCCTGCTATAGACCTGTCGGCTTGCCTGTGCCTGTAACACAGCATGGTCGTTCGTAGGATCAATTTCTACTAAACCACACCGACTGCGCATTAACGCACCCACACATTTCTGCGTGGTCTTCTTTTAGACCTGTACATTCGCAGGTTCGTCAGTCCGCCCGCCAAAGCGAACATTCTAACCATAGGTATCTTATAGACTCTCGGCTTATAGGTAACACAGTCTGCCTCCAGACCGCTTTCGACCACTTTAGGCAGTGGTTACGGTTACTCTCAGCCTTTGTCATGGGGCTTCGTACACCAGCCATTACAGCTAATGCACGCCCATCAAGGGTAGGCGTTTCAGGGCGTTACCCCGTCATTCCACCTATCAAACTACCAGTTCTCCGAACAACGGAAAACCGTTGCTCGTGCGCAGACTTTTTACCGTCTGCGAACGAGTCGCACTCGTCCAGAACTCATCACCGGCTTTTCCATCACCCTTTGTGTTGGCAATCAGCGTTGTCACCAGTTTCAGAATGTCTTTTTCTGAATGGATATAGGCAAATGGGTTATAGTGCATCGACTTCTGAAAGTTGATGGTGTTGAAAATCTTGATGGTGTAGCCATGCTTCAAAAGGGCGTTGCCGCACTCAATCACGATGCTGCCTTTCGGGTCAGTGACCACATAGGAACTGTGCATCTGGAGAAGGTTTGGCTTCAACCAAAAGCGAGTTTTACCGGAACCCGAACCGCCGATAATCAGAACATTCTTATTTCGGGCATTGGCAGGATTCTTCGGGCGATTGCTCATCATCAGCCGCTCCGTTTTCGTCAGGATCACATTGTCCTCGAACTTTGGTGCAATAAACGGCTCAATATCTTTTGCCGTTCCCCAACGAGCAGAACCGTACTCAACATTGTGTCGGTACTTCTTTGCGTTTTTGCCTTTTAGATAGACAGCCAGCCGAAGTCCTGCGCCGCAGAGAATACCAATCAGCAAATCCAACGGGTGAAAGCTGGGAAACGGATTGTTCAGGGCTATCGGAAGGGCATGAAAAAAGCTGAGGATTTTCGCAGATGAATCTGCCCCCTCAGCCAATCTCCATGCTTCTCCTAAATTCGTAGCGAACAACCCTACCAGAAAATACGGTAAATTCAGAATCAGGAGCTTTTTCATTTTTCTCTTATCCATCACAGATCACGCTCCTGTTTCTTCTCTCGAACCTTCTTCGGAATCGCTGCGACAATTTCCTTGAACTTCTTCAGCTGCGCCAGAACGCTCGGCTTTTCATTCTTGGTTAATGCCCTTGCCTGATGTTCCTTGCAGATTGCATCCAAAGCATCTGCATCTTTAGAACGGACAAAAACAAGAAACCGGGGAGGATCAACGGACTTATCTTTTCTTACGGCAAAGTCCACGCCATACTTCTTGGCGAGCTTTTCAAAATCACGGATACTCTCTTTGTCGATCTCAACATTCGTAGCACCCTGATTCTGTCCCAAAAGCTGTTTCACGGATTGCTTTCCATGAACGGCAGGGTCTCGTGCCTTTTTCATCTTCACTTTTTCCCGGTGCTGCAAATACTTGCGGATACCGGCAATGATAGTGCGCCCCGTCAGCTTGGTTGTGCTGATCGCCAGGTTTACTGTTCTGTTTTCAACTTCTTCCTGCATGATTCATCACCTCCTGCAAGCAGTAGAGTGAACAGATTATCGTGCCATATCTCTGTGGTCGTAATACAGATTGCCCTTGGCAACTGCGGCATGGCTGATAATCTTGATATTGCCAGCTTTCTGGTTATCCAGAGCCTTCTGATAACCCACATCGCTCAAATACAGGCGATTTCTTTCGCCTTTCCAACCGACAGGCGATTCATCGGTCAGCACATCGAAAATAATCATGTGCTTGGTGGCGTCATCAAATCGTGCCAAGTCCATATAGGTATGTCCCTGGTACTCCTTGGCACCATCCTGAATCCGCTTTCGCTCCATCAGCTCTCCAATCGTCGAATTTCTTTGCATAAGAACCTCCTTACAGAACATCTCGGTCAGGGTTACTTTTGTGGGGAACCGAATCAGCTTTGACAGGTGCATCTTCTTTCTTCACCATGTCATCCGGCAGGGGAAGCGCCATAATGCTGCGCCCCATGCGTACAAAAGTCTCAGGCTGATGAAAGTGTTCCTCAAACTGCTTCATCAGTTCCGGGGACAGAGAACAAAAATCATCCTCGCCCAATCCCACAACCAGAAAATCACCGGCGATAATGTCATAAATATCGCCGTCATCATCACGCAGCGCACGGTTCAGTTCTTTGCCTACGAGTTTACCTTCGTCGTGCATCACCAGTGCAACCGGCTCATTGAACGGATAAGTTGCCTCAATATCGCCACCTACGGCTTTCTGCAAATCCTCCAGCTCACAGCCGATCTGCACAGCCTGCGGATACATGAACGGCTTTACCAGCAACACATTCATGGTATCTGCCTGTTCTTTCTGAACCTCCCGTTCCTCGGTCGTGCCGAACGCAACACCGGTAAAGTTTTCGGAGTCCAGAATGTACTCCGAATTGTAATAAGCGGCTCTAACCTGTTCCTCTGCCGCATCGTGAGATTCTGCTTGCACCGTAACCGTTTTCTCCAAGGTTTCGGTGATCTTCACATCGTATTCTTTCAAGTTTCGATACCTCCGTTTCTTTGGAAATAAGAAAAGCGACCATCCATGAACCTGTTACAGTTCATAAATAGTCGCATCCACATCGGCTAAAAGCTCGAACAAGCAAATATCGTCCAGTTCGCAAATCAGGGAACCCATGTCGAAGAAAATATCGTCCTCGCATTCCACCGTAGTAACCACGCTGCGGTGTTCGTTAAGACAAATGGCTTCTTCCTTGTCCATCGTGATCGTAGACATACAGGACACCACATAGAATGTCATATCTTCTGCTAACCACAGCTCCTTGCTCTGAATCGTGCGAACTTTTTCATCGCCGCTCATATCTTCTACATAGGACAGAAGCCGCACGGCTCTGCTGTTCAGAAGTACCTTTCCCTGATAGTCGATACCCTCACCAGCAGAGGACAATACTCGATACTCGCTAATCATCTCGGCATTTTTCTGAAACGACTTTGCCAGAAGCGCAGGAGAAATATCATCGAACTCCTCACTGTAGTTTACGAGCATATCTACCATATAATCAGGATCGCAAAGGTCGTAGAGTTCTTCCAAAGCGCCCTGAATGTTTTTGGGTGTAAACATTTTTTACCTTACCTTTCCATTGATTTTTCTCTTTTTTTCTGCCATTGCTCCAAAAGCTGAATGATTTTATCCTCCATCTGCTTGTTGGTATAGGACTTCGGGAAGTATTTTCGCAACGAATCCGTTTTGAAGGTTACTCTGTCCAGCTCTCCCTTCTTGATTTCATTCATAATCTCGCACATCGCATCCAGCGTACACTCGCCCTCCTGTGCGAGCTTTTTAATTCGCTGTGCTTGCGAAAGGGAAGGAGCTGCTTGAGCATAATCCATTGCAGAAAGAAAATCCTTCTGTTCTTCACTTGCCAGATAGGAAAGCTCCACCGCAGGATTGAATTTGATCTGACCCGTATCTACCATATCCAGCAGTTCCGGAATCAGTTCGGTCACACGGATATAACGGTGTACCTGATTTCTGCTTTCTCCTGCCTCCTGACCGACTATATCCATTGCCTGCAACTTCATCCCAACTTGGGATGAAGTTAAATCGGTGCGTTGACCTTGATGTTTAATCGCATCCAGCTTCATCTTATAAGCAAATGCTCTTTCACTCGGCAGGATACTCTCCCTCTGCAAATTCGCATCAACCATCAAAATAATGGCTGCATCATCGTCCAGGTCACGAACAATCGCAGGCATGGTTTCCTTACCCGCAAGCTCCGATGCCCGGTGCCGCCTGTGACCAGAAACGATTTCATAACCACCGTCGGGGTCAGGACGGACAATCGCAGGAGTGAGAACTCCGAAATCTCGGACGCTCTCTGCCGTTTTCATCATTTCTTCATCATCAACCACACGGAAGGGGTGTCCCTCAAAGGGGTGTAGCTCAGAAAGCGGAATTTCCTGCACACGCTCCTGCTGGGCTTCAGCTCTGGATTGATCGGTGGAGAAAATATCATCGTACCCCTTCAAGCTGATGTTTGCGCCTTTTTTCTGCATTGTTTAACACCTCCTTCGTCAGAATTTTATAGGCTTCGGCAACTTTGCCTTTGGGATCATGCTTGAAGATACTGGTTCCCTCTGCGCTGATTTCCTCTGCACGGACAGAGCGGGGAATGTCGGTCTTGTAAACCTTCAGCTTTCCGCCGTAGCTCTCCCGAATCAGATTGCTGATGTCTTTGGAGTAGTTGGTGCGGCTGTCCACCATCGTCAGAAGAATCCCTTCAATCCTCAGTTTCGGGTTGATTTGCCTCTTGACCTTGTTGATGGTTCCAAGCAGCTGTTCCAGACCCTTTGCAGGAAGGTATGCTGCCTGAACCGGTATCAGCACATTGTCGGCAGCTGCCAACGCATTGACGGTCAGCATACCCAAAGACGGCATACAGTCAAGAAGAATGTAATCATAATTCTGTTTGACTGTATCCAGGTATTGCCGGAGAATGGTTTCCCGGCTCATGGCATTGACCAGTGCTACCTCCATACCTGAGAGTTCGATGTTGGACGGCACCAAATCAACGCCCTCCGGATGATGAAGAATCCCTTCATCGGGAGTAATAGGGTTTTCCATCATAATCTTTCCCATCAGATCGGAAAGTGTCGGAGACAGATCATCCGGGCAGGGATTGCCCAAACTGACCGTCAGGGAAGCCTGGGGATCGGTGTCTACCAGAAGCACCTTTTTTCCTTCAAGAGCCAAGCCAACGCCCAGATTCTCGGTGGTGGTGGTCTTTCCAGTGCCTCCTTTCTGATTGACCACCGCAATGATGGTTGCTTTTTTCGACATTTATCGTCACTCTCCTTCCTCTCGCTTCATTTTCAATTTCTTAAATCCTCCTTCCAAATATCCGTGTGACATATCGTGCCGAACAAGAGCATCGTAGTAGGTGTCTATTGTCGTCGGCGCATTGTATATCGTAGTCAGCATATACTGACGGATATTTCTAATCTTTGTGGTGTTCTCCTTGAAGCAGTCCATAACATATCGAATGTGTTCGGCATTCAGTTTCATAAACCGACTGCGGACAATTTCTGCCGGACGCTCCTCTGCACCAATGCGAATCAACGGTCGCTTCGTGCAAACTGTTTCAACGATCAACTCCAGAATGTTATCCAGCATTTCGGAATCGTAAGGGTAATCCTTCTTCAACAAATCCATACTGAGCTGATCCGAGAAATAATCAAAGTATTCTTGATACCGGTCATTCTCGTCCATCATTCCACCATTTCCGGAAGGAAAGATAGAATCAGTATCACTAAATTCAGTATTTTTAATATCAGTATTATTACATTGTGATTTCGGAAGTTCTTGAGTTGTGATTTCCATTGTTCCAGAATTGTGATTTTCACAATTCAAGAGTTGTGAATCCACAGCAGAGATAAAGTTCTTCACATAGATCAGGTTGGGCTTTCCCAAACCCTGGCGCTTACGTTCAATCAATCCTGCTTTCTTCTCAAGTTCACTGAGCAGCTTGATAGCCTTTTGTTCAGCACAGTTCAGAGCCATCTTCGCTTCGTCGATTGTAAAAATGATATACACTCTACCGTTTTTATCTATCCAACCATTCTTGGCAGACAGGCTCATGCGGTCAAGCAAAATGCCATACAGCATCTTGGCATCGGCAGAAATATTCCAGAACCTCTCGTTCGTGAACAACACCTTCGGAACTCGATAGAATGTGAATAGATCGGATTGCTGACCGTAAAAATAATCAAAACTCACACGGCTTCACCACCTTCTTTCTGCGGAAAACTTTCTGTTGTCAGCGGAATGCTGCGGAAAGTCGTATCCGTCTTTTCGTAAGGACATCGGGCAAAATAGTAGAAGCGGTATTCCTGTTCATACACATCCATATCAACGAAGCCCCACTTCACGCATAACCTTCTTCGTACACCAACCAATGCACGGGTGATCTCGCCCATAGGGACAGCCATCACATTCCGACTTGGGTTTCGGCGGCAAAGAGATTAAGTAGTAGCAATTATTTCTACCCAGACGGCAGCCCTTTCTGCCATTCGTCCAGAAGTAGCAGTAATGACAGTCGCTCGGCTTGTCTGCGGTATAAACAGGCTTGCTCAAATAAAACACCTCCAATCTCTTGTATTTGCCCATGGGTTTGGGCATAAAAAAAGAGCGCCTATCCATCCCCAATGCGGGGCAAATAGACGCTCTATGTACATAACGATATTTAATTTTATCTGCTATAACTGCATGGTATTCAAAACATCCGCCTTTTTGATTAGCTGGATTTTTGGCACGATTTTGGGGCTGATTAGCAGGAAGGGCATTTTCATTAGCAAGAACAGCCCGTTTTCTGCTAAAAATTAGCTGGCGATTTTGTCTTATAACAACCGTTCGATTCTGGAGGGGTTGTCAAAAATCAAATTTTGGAGTAGAATTTTATCTCATACAGTGAAAGAGCTTTTTCGTAGCTTTTTATATAAGAAAAGCCGAAAACCCTTGAAAACAAAGGCTTTCGGCGTTGTTCACTGGCGTCCATAAGAGGATTTGAACCTCCGACCCCACGCTTAGGAGGCGTGTGCTCTATCCAGCTGAGCTATATGGACGTGTCTGATATATGATTATAGCCCGATCAAAGTCGAACTGCAATCCCTTATTTAGTTTTTTTTGAGGTGGCCGTTGTAACGCAACCTTAGGAGGCGTGTGCTCTATCCAGCTGAGCTACTGAGACAGGTAACAGTTGCTATTATACCTGTTTTCCGCCCGGATTGCAAGTGCCCGCTGTAATTCTGTGCCCGGTTTCTGATTTTACAGGATGGGCATGAACCACTCCACGGTCTCCGGCTGCGGGGAAATTTAAGGCAATACCGCACAATTCCCACCTTACGGCTCAAGCACCGCTCCGGCGGCTGCGGCACCTCGCTCGCCGTATCGGCACTTAGAATTATAAAGGTTGGCAACAAAAAAAGTCCAACCGCCCGGAAGCAGTTGGACATCTCTATAAAACGCACTTTGAAAATCGGTCATCGCCTTTGCCGGTTTTGTGCGATACAGCAAAGAAAAGAAGCTGCGGCAACATCTTTGCCACAGCTTTTTGGTGGGAGCTGGTGGATTCGCAAGCCGCGGTCTAAAAAACAGTCCGCAGGACTGTTTTTTGCCGTCTGCGGATGGCCGACCTGTTCGAATCCTACCAGCTCCAGCACAAAAAAGAACCCGCAACCTAAGTTGCGGGTCCTTTTTGGTGGGACTTTGCGCACAGCATCCGAACACTTCACCGCGCACAGCATCGTTGATTTCTTGCATCCGCACGACCACCTTACCATTATCGGTATAATTAAATGCAATGTCAAAGTGATCGTCGTACAAATAGATGGCATTGACAAATGTCTTAATCAGCCGCTTTTGGCTGTCACGGTCTGCCATATCCAGTGCGGATATTTCTTGCAGGAAAAATAAAATCATATCCCGCGTGAGCTTAAAGCCCTCAGCCAGTCCCGCCTCGGCTCGGGCCGTGCTGAGGGCTTGTTTTTGGTTTGTCAGTTCATCCATTCGGGTTTTTGTCATCTCATTGATGATGCCCATTTCGATGGCCTTCATCACATTGGAGAGCGCCCTATCCACATCGGCTATCTGCTTATCCAGTGCCTTGATGGCATCACCGGATGTATCGCTGCGCTCATAGGCGGCCCATACCTGATCGGCGATATTTTCCAGTGTAGCTGGATTTTCTAGCAATTTACCGATAGCCCTGAGCACCAGCGGCTCAATCATATCTTGTCGCACCGGTTTTTTATCGCACGACTTTTTCTTTTTGCGGTTCAAACAGGTATAGTAGCTGTGTTTGATGCCGTTGCGCCCGTGGCCGCTCTCCCCCACCATCATAGCGCCGCAATGACCGCAGAACAGTTTATCCGTCAGCAGATACTCGGTTTTAGACCATACCCGCACGGGTGCGCGGCGATTGACCTTGAGCATTTCCTGCACCTTGTCGAATGTAGTCCGGTCTGTCAGCGCGGGCATACCACCCTCATTGCGGATGTCGTGAAAGATATACACACCGGTGTACTTCTCATTTTTCAGCAGGCGGTGCAGGCTGTTGACGGTGAACTCGCTACCTCGAGTTGTCCTGATTCCTTGTGCGTTAAGCCACGCAACGATTTCCGAGATGGTCTCGCCGTTGGCGTATCGCTTAAAAATTTCTGTTACATACGATGCGGTTTTGGGGTCACTTTCGTAACGCTTAGTTTCTGGATTAACTATGTATCCCAGCATTTTGTTTCCGCCGATAGACATTGACTTCTTGGCGCTCTCACGCTGACCCCGGCGCACATTTTGCGCCAGCTGGAGCGAGTAGTATTCTGCCATGCCCTCAAGCACCGAATCCAAAATAACGCCCTCTGGGCCGTCTGGCACATCCTCTGCAACGCGCTCCACCCTAACCCCGTTCTTTTTACAGCGGTAACGATTAAAGGCGATTTCTTCACGGTTACGACCGAATCTGTCAATTTTCCACAGCAGGATGACTCCGAATTGGTGCATGGCGGTATCGGACAGCATCTTTTGAAATTGCTCTCGATCATCATTGCGCCCGGTCATCGCCCGATCAGCATAGACATGGATAATCGTGTAGCCATGTTGCTCCGCATATTTCTGTGCAGCGGCGATCTGTCCCTCGATAGATTGCTCGGTCTGCCCGTGGGAAGAATATCGTGCGTAAACAACGGCGATTTTGTCAACTGGATTCAAACTGTCACCCCCTACCCTCTTAATCAATATATAACACTTTTATTCATTTTCAATGCAGGTATCCGTTTATAACAAACAGAGCAATACCCAAAATGACCGCAACTACAATAGATCCTATTCCGCCATTTAACAATGATTTACACTTGTCATCGATATCCTTTTGCGTTGTAAAGTCAAAGCTAAATCCGCAATCGCTACAGTATGCTACGTTTTTATGATGAATTTTCTTTTCTACTGACGAAGAACCAATGCCGATTCGTCTTGCGTTTCGAGCGCCAAAATTCGTATTAGAAAATCCCGTTGTGTATCTGTCGGATGAAGAGCCTTGTGTTATATACTTGAATTTTATATTACTATTGCCGCACATCGGACACATTCTTTGTGTCGGCTTTTCTTTTGCGGCCTTGGAACGAGCAAAAAAGCAACATACCGCAAGACCGATTGAAAAGAAAAAGGCAAACTCGACTGCCCAAATGCCAACCCACATGCACAATCCCACTATTAAAATTATACCCATAATCGTGAACATATCTTGCATTCCTCCGCCTATATTTAACATTCCGTGTTGTATTCTGGCAGGCCACGGCAGATGCCTACAGCCACACCTTCAATGCGCAAATTGTTTATCTCTTCTTTCGTGTAGGTCATCGGTGTAAACCGTGGATTTTCTGGTTGTAAAATCACAGTGTCATCATGCCGATAAAAGTGTTTGAGTGTTGCTTCATCGTCAATCAGTACCGCTGCTATCTGCCCGTTTTCAACATTGGGCTGAGAGCGGATGCAGACCAAATCGCCGTCCTGAATTGTCGGGGCCATCGAATCACCCTTACATACTAAAGCAAAGTCGGCTTTCCATAGCGAGGATACACCTATATATCGTTCTATGTTTTCTTGCGCCAGAATCGGAGTGCCGCAGGCAATATTACCAATCACGGGAATGGACTTTGTATCGGGTAACGGGATGAACCCTTTAGGGACGGCTTTGCTTTTTGCGGCCTCGTGCGCCGCGTCGCGCTCCATCGCCTGCCAATCGCTCCAAATTGCAAATCGATCGCCCTTGTGTTTTTCTGCCAATTCCTTACGGACCGCGTCTGGGATGGAATCCATTCGATGCTCGCTGTCTTTATTCCAGTCGTATGAGTCATCTGTCCAGCCCATCAAATACGCACTGTTCGTATCAAGGGCATCCGCGATTTTCTTTAGAACATCAGACTTCATGCCATCAATCGAGCCGTTTTCGTAACGATAAACAGTCGCCTTGTTTTTTCCTATCCTCTGAGCCAATTCCACTGCGGATAGGCCCTGCGATTCTCGGAGCATTTTAATTCTGCTGCCGGATACCATGATGTCACGCCCCCTTTTCCTTGTATTATACACTGTTTGTTGCAAATTTGCAACACCATAAAACGGACTCGCAATAAAAAGTTGCAAAAAATGCGAAAAACGTGTTGACAAATGCTTTTGCCGGTGGTAGTATGTAGTCGTCGCATAAAATGCGACTCTCATAAAGCAAAGGAGGTTGTTTAAATGGTGAACATTAATAAACTGCGCGGCGCTGTTGTCGAGCACGGGTTTACGATGGAGAGTTTGGCAAACTCTATCGGCATGGATAGAGCAACGCTGTATCGTAAAATCGTAAACAATGGCGAAACTTTTACCCTCAAGGAAGTTGACGGCATTGTAAAGGCACTGTCTCTTACGCCCGACGAGGGAATGCGAATTTTTTTTGCCCAGAATGTCGCATAAAATGCGACTTCAAGTCGAGAGGTACAGCATGGAAAGCAAAATGCAGATATTTGATAGTGCCCAGTTTGGGCGGATTCGCACATTTGATGTCAAAGGCAACCCATGGTTCGTGGGCAGAGATGTCGCAGTGGCTCTTGGATATAAGGAAACCGCGAAGGCTGTTCGTGAGAAAGTGGACATCGAAGATAAAGGGGTGTCCGAAATAGACACCCCCGGCGGTAAACAGCAAATCACAATCGTCAATGAATCCGGCCTTTATTCCCTTATTATGTCCAGTAAGCTGCCGTCTGCCAAGCAGTTTAAGCGCTGGATTACATCTGAAGTATTACCCAGCATCCGTAAAACTGGCGGATACATAAAACCCGAATCTGTACAGTTGAGCGACCCCATCAGCCCACGGCCAAAGTTTCTCAGTCAAAGCGTTGCGGAAATGATGGCCGAGGCAAAAATCTGTGATTCCCGTGTTTCCTTGGCAAATCAATGGCTGACACTGTTCCAAATCGCCACTGACCCAGAAATCAAAGAAACTTGCATGCTAAAAGCCGCATCCGTGCTGAACGGCGGCATGGACATTACATCAAAGCCATCAAACCCGACGACCTTGTCCTCTGGCGAAAACACGGCATCGGCAATGTCAGTTTCGCAGGGCGACCACGAGCTGCTGAATGCCCGTCAGGTCAGCGAGCTCATCGGCATCGCACCGCAGCGTATCGGAAGACTTGCAAATCTAAATAATCTGAAAACCGATGAATATGGCGCATGGCTGGAATACGATGGCCCGTTTGGTAAAAAACGCAGATTTTTATATAACCGCAAAGGCGTTGAACACCTGCGTGAAATCACTCAGAAATAGTACATCCAACAGAGAGGTACAGCATGGAAAGCATCACATTCGACTTTGATAGAATCCCGGAAAAAGAAAAACGGGTTCTGGGTGACACGCTCTTTGCAGCTTGCAAGGCGTTCTATGAGAACCCTGACAACCTCGCCCGGTACAACGCATGGAAAGCAAAGAGGGAGGCCGCTCATGTATAAGATCGTGAACCTCGCGGGCCGTATATCGCTTTTCTTTGTGATTGAAGTCGCTATGTACTACGCCATGTTCGACCCGCTTCTTCGCGTCTTTTTTGATCTCCCCATTAACCCATTGATGTTCATCGCATCGTGGGCGCTCCTGCTTGTCGCCGTCATCATCGATGATACGATTCTCCCCGTTTTCAATTACGACAAGGGCACCGATGCCCCTGTCAAATAAATTTTGGAGGTAACGCATGGAAAATCAAGAAATCCGTAATCTCATCGCAAGAAAGCGATTCAACTACTGGGAAATTGCTGCTGTAATCGGTATTTCTCCGTACAGCCTAAGCAAATGGATGCGCCAGCCCCTCACGGATGACCACAAGTCAAAAATTCTTGCGGCCGTCAAAGAGCTGGAAAAGCAGTGCCAGCAGGAAGATTAAGACAAGGGCACCGATGTCCATGTCAAATAAATTTTGGAGGTAACACACCATGATCGAACTGAAAGTAACCGTTGACGCTCCCGAACTGAGCGCCGCCATCAACCATCTGGCCGAGGCCATCGAAAGCAAGGGCGCTGACGCCCCCGCCGCTCCGGCAAAAAGCTCCCGCAGCAAGAAAGCTGCTGCCAAAACTGCCCCGGACGCACCTGCGGCTTCTGCTCCTGCCCCGTCTGAGCCTGTCACTCCCCCGACCCCCGTTGAACAGTCGCCTGTGACCGTTCAGCCTGCGCAGACCCCTGTCATCACCCCTGCACCGCAGCCCGCTCCTGCCGCTCCCGTGGCCGCGCCTATGATGCCCCAGCCCGTTGCAACGGCTACTCCCGTGATGACCCCGCCCGCTGCTCCTGTGGCCCAGCAGTTCATCCCTCAGCCTACTACTACACCTGCTCCCGCCGCTCCGGCACAGCCTCAGCAGAGCAGCGTCACCCTTGAGCAGATCATCAACGCCGCCATGCCGCTGATGAACAGCAACCCCGCATTTGCTATGCAGTTGCAGGGCATCCTCGCAAAATACGGCGTTCATGCCGTCACGCAGATTCCTAAAGAGTTTCTGCCCAATGTGGCTGCTGATCTCGCCGCCCTCGGCGCAAAGTTTTAAGGGTGCTGAGATGACGGCGTGGGAATATGACGCCATGCAGGCGCTGCTAACTCGCAAGGCCCAGAACAACCCACACCGCGGAAAACGCGCCGAGGGGTATATGGATGGGATTCTCGCGGCGAAAAGTGTTCTTCACGCTTTTTATCAACAGCAAGAAAAGGAGAAAGCAAATGGCAAGCCCTGAGATTCATGCCAAGTGCGGCGCATCCAATGCGCACCGCTATCTGGTCTGTACCGCGTCGCCTACGTTTGAGGCGCAATTTCCGGCCAGTACGAGCGTCTATGCCGAGGAGGGTACACTGGCGCATAGCATTTGCGAGTTGTTCGTCAAGACCCGTGGCGATGTGGATGCGATGGCTGAGGAACTGCGCCCCCTGCAGCGGAACAAGCTCTATCAGCCCGAAATGTTGACCTGTGCCAAGGTTTACTGCGACTGGATTATGGAAAAGGCGCTGGGCTACACCAATCCTCCGGCGATTATGACGGAGCAGCAGGTGGACTTTTCTGATGTCGTGCCGGATGGTTTCGGTACTTGTGATTGCGTGATGATCGGCGATGACACGCTGAACATTTTTGATTACAAACACGGCAAGGGTGTCCGTGTGGATGCCGTGGGCAATCCGCAGATGCGGCTTTACGCCCTCGGTGCCCTTGCAAGGTACCGGCCCTTGTACGGTGACACCATCAAAAAGGTGCGCATGACCATTATCCAGCCCCGAATCAGCGCCGACCCGTCCGAGGATGAGATGACCGTGGATGACCTGTTGGCGTGGGGCACCGAAATCCATCCCCTCGCTGTGGAGGCGTTCAACGGCCCCGGCATATTTGTTCCCGGCGAGCACTGCAAGTTCTGCCGGGGCAAGGCAAAATGCCGCGCCCGTGCCAACATCAACACGGCGCTGGAAGATTTCGCCGCGTGTGTACCTATGGGTCGCGTCCCCGCCGATGAACCGAAAGACAACATCACGCGCCGCGCGATGGGCCTGCAAAAAGCGCTGACCGATGAAGAAATCGGTCAACTGCTGACGCGCGGCCAGTTTTTGGTGAGCTGGTATGACGATCTGAAAGCCTATGCACAGCAGACAATTCTCGACGGCGGCGAAATTCCCGGCTGGAAAGTCGTTGCAGGCCGTAGCGTCCGCGCGTTCCATGACACCGATGCCGCGTTCCAAACGCTTATCAAGGCGGGCTACGATGAGGCCATGCTGTATGATCGCAAGCCTGTTTCCCTGTCCGAACTGGAAAAGCGGCTCGGCAAGAAAAAGTTTGCCGAACTGCTGGCCGACCAGATCGACCGCCCGATGGGCAAGCCGACGTTAGTTGACGAATCTGACAAGCGCGAACCGTACAACAGCGCTGCCGCTGATTTTGGAGGGGTTTAACCAATGTTCGACGATTACGACCATATCACAATCAGCTATCACCATCGGGACGATGGCTGGTTTGAGATGGAGCTATATCTGCCGCTATTGGTTGACTGCCCCAAAAATAAGATGCCTGCCATCCTCTCCCAATTCGTCAAGGACGAAAAGTGCGAGGATAAGGCCAAAAAGCTGCTGGCCTACTGGGAGCGGCAGCGCGATAAGTACGAGCGTGACCGCAAGGATGCGGCAGATGCCTATGTGATCATCTCTACTGAGGTATCAGACCTGCAAACCGTCATCCGCACCAAAAAGCACCCTGTCGGCACTCGACTGTCCAATGCCGAATTGCAGGAGGCTAAAAAGCAACTTGCAAGCAAAAAAGCTCTTAAAAAGCGCACCTACGACACTTTGAAATTCAGCTATGACCGCAAAACCCGGCTGGACTTCTTTATCGAGATGCTGAAATGTCACCCCAAATTACAATGGGTTTTCAATTCTGAGGAGGTACAGAAATGAAAGTTGAGAAAAACAGCCCTCTGGCCCAAATGCTCTTGAAACTGGCCGCTGAGCACGACCCGAAACTGCGCGAGGCTATCCGCAACGGCGAGGTTGAGGGCGTGAACATTATCGCTGTCGGCGGCGCACCCGATGGCGAAGTCAAAGAACTGCTGGAATCTCTCGCCAAAGACGAGGATGACTGCAAGAATTGCGAAAACCGCGATGGGTGTGAGGACGCCAAGACGGCTACACCCTGCGATGATACTGAGGATGCGGACGGTGACATCAGCATCGTTGATGAAATCCGCAGTATCGCCAATGACCCGGACATTCCTGAAAGCATCGCGGCCCCGGCCCGCGTCGTTTTGGTATCTGCCGAACTCGTGGACATTTTGAACTCTGTCCCGCGTATGGTTTCTCCGAAACGGATGCGCCCGTACACTGCCCGCCGTGCGGCAATGCTTGCCGATGTCAGCGCTACTATCTGCCGCGCTCAAACCGACATCCTCGATGCCATGCACCGCTACTCCGAATTTGCCGAAATCACCGATACCTATTTCGATGATAGCGACGAAGAAAATACAACTGAAACCGAATAAGAAAGGAAATGTGTCATGTATAACAACGATGCACAGAGATGTTTGACCGGCGAAGTTCGCCTGTCCTATGTCAGTCTCGACAAGCCCCGTCAGCCGCAGGGCGGCGTGGGTGATGCCAAGTACAGCGCCACGCTGTTGATTCCTAAGACCGACACCGCCACTATCGCCGACTTCCGCAGTGCCATTCAGGCGGCGGCTCAGATCGGCGCGGGGACGCTGTGGGGCGGCATTATCCCGCCGAATCTGGATTCCATCATCCACGACGGCGACGGTGTGCGCCCCAGCGGCATCCCGTTTGGCGATGAATGTCACGGCTGCTGGGTCATCACCGCCAGCACCAAAAACAAGCCGCAGGTCGTCGGGCAGGACAACATCAACGTGGAACTGGCCCCGCAGGACATTTACAGCGGCATGTATGCCCGCGTGACTGTTCGCTTCTACCCCTTTAACACCGCTGGCAAGCGCGGTGTCGGCTGTGGGCTGGGCAACGTAATGAAAACCCGTGACGGTGAGCCGCTGTCTGGCGGTGCCTCTGCCGCATCTGATTTCGCCGGTGTCGGCAACGCCGTAGCCCCCGCCGCCCCCATGCAGCAGGGCTGGCCGCAGGCAATCCCTACGCCGACTGCCCCTCCGGCTGCGCCCGCGTACCAGACGCCCTACTCCGCGCCTGCCGCGAACCCGGCACCGTGGAACGGCGCTACACAGACGTATGCCACTGGCGGCGCTGTGAATCCGCTTACCGGGAATCCGATGTAATCGAAACACTCCCTTGCAGGGTGCGTGACGCCTTGTTCGACCCAGCTACCACGCTTTTCGGCAGGGTACTGGTAATTAAATAACCATCCACCTCTTTCTATACCGGGAGGGGCTGCGGCCCCTCCTCTTATGTACTCGGATAGCTCAATGGCAGAGCAAGCGCGCGATGTCGGTTCAACTCCGGCTCCGGGGCAGAAATCAAGAGGAAATTCAAGCCCGTACATAAAGGAAAGGAATCTACAAATGAGCTTTGCAACTTTGCGTAAAACCGTCTGCACCGATATTGACATCGGTACTGCCCTGAAAGAAATCACTTCCAACCCGCATATTGGCGATGCACTGGCCTTTGACCTGCTGGATGGCCGTCACATTGAGTGCGCCGTCACTGACATCGACGACAAGGCCATCCGCTTTGATTCTGTGGATTGCCTCGGTGACGACATGACCTACGGCAAGGTCGAAAAATGGCTTGACCGCATCGATCATCTGATGCCCGATGAACTGCGCAAGGCTATCATCGATACCGAACGCAAGCACACCATCGACGGCAAAAAGGTATGCCGCCTTGAGCGCTTATTTCTGCCCGCCGCGTCTGAACTGTTCAGCGGGGATGCTGTTCTCGGCGACGATGGGCTGTACAAGCAGATGGATTGGTACAAAGATCGCCGCCATCGCATGAAGATGGACGAACACGGCGGTGATTCAACTGCCTATTGGACATCTTCTCAGCGCTCCGGCAACTCCTCCTACTTCTGCAGTGTGTACTACGCCGGCATTGCGGACAGCTACAGCGCCTCCGGCACGTGGCTGTCCGCGCCCGTCTGCTTCCGTATCCGTAAATCGTAATTATCCCCGCGCCCCTTGTGGGCGCGGCCTATGCGGATTCCCTTATAAATAAGGAAAGGAAATGCCCAAATGAAAACCAGATTTGACAGCGCCGAGATTTGGCGCACAAACAATGATACGGCTGTAAGTATCAAGGAACTGGAAACCTCGCACCTTATGAACATTATACGGATGCTCTTGCGCCGCCCCGAAACCGTGCAGACGATGCTCGTCTGCGATATTGAGCGCCAGACCCGCAATGTTTGGAGAGCGAATGATCCTGTTGACGAAGATGCCGTCGCATCTATCCACAATGCCACATCCATGACGCCCCGCGAGGTCGTCCAATGGGTACAGGACACCCCCCTGTTCAACACCATCGTCTTTACCCTTGAAGGGCGTGGGGTCAACACATCCGTGCTGATTGGCTCTGTTCTGGCTGAACTCGGATATGAGGAGAACGGCCATGAGTGAACAGCTACACCATTTGAGTATTGACCTTGAAACTTACAGCGAGGTCAACATTGGCAAGGCGGGGGCGTATCGGTATATTCTCGATCCGTCTTTTGAAATTCTGCTTTTCGCGTACAGCCTCGACGGGATGCCCGTTGAGCGTATCGATGTGGCAAGCGGTCAGGTCATCCCCCTTTGGCTGAAAAGTGCCATCAAGAATCCCCTGTACATCAAACACGCCTACAATGCGGCTTTCGAGTGGTTTGCCCTCAGTAAATATCTGGGCTTGCTACCGCCCGATCAGTGGCGCGATACGATGCTCCACGCGCTCTACTGCGGCTATCCCGCATCTCTGGATGCAGCGGGCAAGGCGATGGGCCTGCCCGAAGATAAGAAAAAGCTGGCGACGGGCAAGGCCCTAATCCGTTATTTCTGTGTTCCCTGCAAGCCCTCCAACACCAACGGAAACCGCACCCGCAATCTTCCCCAGCACGACCCCGCCAAATGGGCGCTGTTCAAAGAGTACAACGGGCAGGATGTCGTCACCGAAATGGAGATTGAACGCCGCCTGTCGGCGTTCCCTGTACCCGCGTTCGTTCAAAAGCAATGGGAAACCGACCTGTTGATGAACGCGCGGGGTGTGGCCGCTGACATGGAAATGGTGAGCGGCGCTCTCGTCATCGGCGCTACGGTCAAAAGCCAGTTGATGGCCGAGGCCCGTCAGCTTTCCGGGCTGGACAACCCCAACTCCATCAAACAGTTGGCCCGATGGCTGACCGATGCTACGGACAGCGATGCCGAAATTACCAGCGTCACCAAAGAAACCGTCGCCACGATGCTGAAACAGCCTCAGCCCGCCAACGTGCAACGGATGCTCGAAATCCGGCAGGAACTCGGCAAGACCAGCACCAAAAAATATGATGCGCTGGAAACCTGCATCGCAGATGATGGTCGCGTCCGTGGTCTGCTCCAATTTTACGGAGCGAACCGCACCGGGCGCTGGGCGGGTCGTCTGGTGCAGGTGCAGAATCTCCCCCGCACCTATACCCACCCCCTGCCCCCGGCGCGTCGGCTCGTCAAAGACCGCAATATAGCCGGTTTGCGGATGATCTACGGTAGTATCAATGATACGCTGTCGCAGCTTATCCGCACAGCCTTTGTAGCGACCCCCGGCAATGTTCTGATCGATGCCGACTTCTCGGCCATTGAGGCCCGCGTCATTTCGTGGCTGGCGGGGCAGGAATGGCGGCTTGAAGTTTTCCGCACCCACGGCAAAATCTATGAAGCGTCGGCATCGCAGATGTTCCATGTGCCCATTGAGAAAATCAAAAAGGGCAACCCGGAATACGCTCTGCGGCAGCGCGGCAAAGTTGCAGAACTGGCCCTCGGCTATCAGGGCGGTGTCAGTGCGATGCGCCGCATGGACACCGGGCATAACCTCGACGACCTCTCCGATGATGAAGTCAAGGGCATTGTGGACAGATGGCGCGAAACAAACTCGATGATACGCGATTTGTGGAACATAGTTGATTCTGCCGCCGTCACCGTCATCACCAACGGCGGCGCACAGACTATCCGCTCCGAAACCACCGATGCCGTAATCACTCTGGCCTGTGAACTGGACATCATCACGGGCACCCGGTACATGACGATTCTGCTGCCGTCCGGGCGCAAGCTGTATTACCCATCCCCGGAAATCGGCGTAAACCGCTGGGGCAATCCCTCGGTCAGCTATATGGGCCAGAACCAGACGACCAAACGATGGGAAAAGGTCGAAACCTACGGCGGCAAGCTCGTGGAGAACATCGTGCAGGCCATCGCCCGCGACTGTCTGGCAATCGCCATTGAGAATCTTGAGGCACAGGGCCTACACGTTGTATTCCACATCCATGATGAAGTCGTCATCGACACTCCCGCATGGGCCGATGAGGACACGATGCTGGACACCGTCACAAAAATTATGACAAAACCCATCCCGTGGGCGCAGGCGCTACCCCTCAATGCCGACGGGTGGGTCGATAAATTCTTCAAAAAGGACTGATTATTGCATGAACGCTCTTATTCATCTCGACCAGAACGGCAAAAAGGTCATGGAGCGGCGCGTCCATGAGGCCGTTATGAAAGAACGCGCCGACATCAGCACCCGCGCTCAGTACGTTTGGGCGCTGTCCATGCTCCAATGCGGCTTATCGCCGAGCACCGTTCAGCGCGTGGCAAATCATTTCGAGGCGGTGCTGGACAAGTACATGGAATACCAGACCGAGGATTTAGGCGATCTGTTCATGCGCTCTATGCTCCATGATTCGGGCGTTGAGGTCAAGGCAACCAGCCGAGAAAGGAAACGTAAAAGAAAATGAGCAAGGTACAAATCACCGCCTTTACCGGCGAATACTACTTTTTGAGCAACTACTGCGCCTGCCCTATCACCATTGATGGGCTGACCTATCGGAGCGCCGAGGCCGCTTTTCAGGCGGCAAAATGCAATGCTCCGATTGATCGCGCGGCGTTCTGCACCGTCCCGCCCAACGTGGCAAAGGCCATCGGGCGCAAAATCAAACTGCGCGATGGGTGGGAGAAAGAGCGTGACGGCATCATGGCCGATGTCATCCATGCGAAATTTTCCCAAAATCCCGCCCTTGCACAGGCCCTTATCGACACTGGCGATGCTGAGCTGATTGAGGGCAACACATGGAACGACAACTACTGGGGTATGTGTGGATGCACCCGCTGCCGCAGTGAGGGCACCAAGGGTCTGAACAAACTGGGCAAGATTCTGATGGCCGAGCGGGCGCGGCTGCAGGCGGCTACATCGACCGAAACCGAGGAGGGCTGACGATGGTACACCTCGGAGACATTACCAAAATGAGCGGGTACACCATCCCGCCCGTGGATGTCATTACTTTCGGTTCACCATGCCAAGACCTATCCATCGCGGGAAAGCGGGCCGGTATGGCCGGGGAACGCTCCGGGCTGTTCTCCGAGGCCGTCCGCATCATCCGCGAAATGAGATATGCCACATTCGGCGCGTACCCCAAATACGCCGTTTGGGAGAATGTTCCCGGCGCGTTCAGTTCAAACAAAGGAGAAGATTTCCATGCCGTCCTGCAAAGCCTCTGTCGGGTCATCGACCCCGACGCTACTATTCCTAGACCTACGGACGCACGGGGGGGGATTAAATGGCCCCGCGCCGGGGCAATTCTGGCAGACCACTACTCGCTGGCGTGGCGAACTATGGATGCCCAGCACTGGGGCGTTCCCCAACGTCGCCTGCGCATCTCGCTTGTCCTCGATCTTACAGGTGGGCGTGCCGGAGAAATACTATTTGAGCCGGAAAGCCTGCGAGGGCATTTTGCGCCGGGCATCACGCCGGGGCAAGCAGTTGCCGGAGCTGTTGAAAACGGCGCTGGAACAGCAGATTGCACAGATGCCATCCCCGTAAACCTCCAAATTGCGACCCGTCACAAATCCCTCGGAGAGAGAACGGGCCTCGGTATCGGGCGGGCAGGTGATGCCGCCTATACTTTGCAAGAGGGTCACGAGCATGGGGTCTGCTGCCTTGATGATGCCAAAGCCTATACCTTGAAAATCCGCTCTGGGTGCGAGGGCGGCGGCAAGGGCGCATTGGTACAGACCGAAAAAAGCGCAACCCTCTCCACATTGCAAGACCAGACGCTTTTTGTGGCCGAGCTGCCAAAGGCATACAGTTTTGACAGTTTGGCGTCTAATTCTATGAAATCCAGCAACCCGCACAGCGGATGCCGCGAGGTTGAAATCGCAAAGACCCTCGACACCTCGCCGCCTGACCCTGCAAAGAATCAGGGCGGCATCGCTATACTAGATGCTCTGCCGTTCGATACAACGCAGATTACCAGCCCGCAGAACGGCAGCAATCCGCATTTCGGCGACCCCTGCCACCCGCTGGCTGCTACGGCGCATCCGCCTGCCGCTGTGTGCAAAACCGTATTCGCCGAACAGGATTACAGTACTTATAAAGAGTCTGCCCGCGTTAAAACACTCAAATCCTCTGGTGGCACTCTCGGATTCGGCGGTGATTCTATCGTGGCCGAGCCGCTTATTTTTGACGCGCGGGGCAACGGCGATGGCCAGACATCTCCCACCATGACCGGCGACCATAATGGCCGCGTGACGGACTATACTGCCATTGCCGCGCAACAGGTCGGTGCAGACCTCTATAACGGTACGCTAACGGGTGATAAGGCTGTAACTCTGACGACTGCCACTGGACAGGGCGGAGCTAACACAGGGCCATCGGTGATTGAAAAAATCATCCGCTGGATTGTACGCCGCCTGACCCCTACCGAGTGTGAGCGCCTGCAGGGCTATCCCGATGGGTGGACAGACCTCGGAGAGTGGATAGACAGCAAGGGCAAGACCCATAAGGACGCTGACACGCCCCGCTATAAAGCACTGGGTAACTCCATCGCCTTGCCGCAGTGGTACTACGTTCTCGGCGGTATTGCTGATCGTCTGCCGGATAATGCCACCCTTGGCAGTTTGTTCGATGGCATCGGCGGTTTCCCGTATGTGTGGGCACAGCTACACGCTGGGCGCAAAGAGTTATGCGTTTGGGCCTCGGAGATTGAGGAGTTTCCCATCGCGGTTACGAAGAAATGGTTCCCGGAGGTAGAGGATGGAAAATTATTCTGATTTCGTTGTTCACAAGTCGGAGCGGGCAGTACATACCGACAGCATCGTTCTGACCGTGGATGATCTCAACGACAAGCTGTACGACTTTCAAAAAGACATCGTGCGATGGGCGCTGGCAAAGGGCCGCGCCGCTATTTTTGCCGATTGCGGCCTTGGCAAGACCGCGATGCAGCTTGAATGGGCGCATCGGGTGTGTGTGCATACAGGTGGAAGTGCCTTCATTGTGGCGCCGCTGACCGTTTCCCCTCAGACCGTGGGCGAAGGCTTGAAATTCGGAGTGCCCGTCACCCTCTGCGAAACCGCCGACGATATTCAGCCCGGTGTGAACATTACCAACTATGAAAAGCTGGACAAATTCGCCGGGGTGCATTTCTCTGCCGTAGTGCTGGATGAATCCAGCATCCTGAAATCCTTTACGGGCAAGGTGCGCAATCAGATCATCGACTTTTTCTCGGATACGCCGTTCCGGCTGGCCTGCACTGCCACCCCCGCGCCCAATGACTTTATGGAGCTTGGCAATCACGCGGAATTTTTGGGCATAATGTCCTACTCTGAGATGCTGTCCATGTTCTTTGTCCATGATGGCGGGCAGACCTCCAAATGGCGGCTCAAAGGTCACGCTGAGGATGTTTTCTGGCAATGGCTGGGTAGTTGGGCTGTGGTTATGAACAGCCCCGCAGACCTCGGCTATGATCTGCCGGGGTACGACCTCCCGCCGCTGAGGGTGCATGAGGTCATCGTGGACGGGGATGCACCGATCACCGAGAGCATGACGCTGACGCAGCGGCGCGAAGCCAGACGGGCTACACTCGCAGAACGGTGTCAAGCGGCGGCCGATCTGGTGAATGGCGACCCCGGCGAACAGTGGCTCGTGTGGTGCGACCTCAATTCGGAGAGTGAAGCACTGGCGCACGGCATCCCAGATGCGGTAGAGGTCAAGGGCAGCGATAAGGCCTCGCTGAAAAGCTCTCGCCTGCTTAGTTTTTCAATGGGTTTTAGCCGAGCGCTTGTCACAAAGCCCTCTATCGCCGGATTCGGCATGAACTGGCAGAACTGCCACAAGATGATTTTTGTCGGTCTGTCCGACAGTTATGAGCAATATTATCAGGCCGTGCGGCGCTGCTGGCGTTTTGGGCAGTCTGAGCCGGTGGATGTGTACATCGTTATCAGTGCCCGCGAGGGCGCGGTCAAGGCCAATATTGAGCGTAAGCAGGCCGATTGCGATAAGATGCGGGCGGCGATGGGCGAACAGACACGCGAAATCGTCAAAAAGCAGTTGCAAAGCACCTGCCGCCTGACAACGCCCTATGAACCGCAAACGACTATGACACTGCCTGCATGGGAGGAATTTAGACATGAATGTGCTTAACCAGCTGATCGACAGCGCACAGCGCTGGGCAATGTATCAGGGGGATTGCGTGGAAACCCTGCGCGGCATCCCCGATAACAGCATCCACTATTCCATCTTTTCCCCGCCGTTTGCCAGCCTGTACACCTACTCCAATTCTGACCGCGATATGGGCAACAGCAGCGACGGTGCGGAGTTCGCACAGCACTTCGGCTACCTTGTGGCGGAGCTGTACCGAGTCATCATGCCGGGGCGGCTGGTGTCCATCCACTGCATGAATTTGCCCGCCATGAAATCCCGTGACGGCTTTATCGGCGTCAAGGATTTTCGCGGCGACATCATCCGCGAGATGACCGAGTACGGGTTCATCTTCCATTCGGAGGTCTGCATCTGGAAAAATCCAGTCACGGAGATGCAGCGCACCAAGGCCCTCGGCTTGCTACACAAGCAAATCCGCAAGGATTCTGCGATGTCGAGGCAGGGTCTGCCCGATTATGTCGTGACGTTCCGCAAGCCGGGTGAAAACCCTGAGCCTATCCCCCACGACCATGATTCTTTCCCGGTGGATGTTTGGCAGAAATACGCCTCGCCCGTCTGGATGGATGTGCGGCAGTCCAACACCTTGCAGCGCAAAAGCGCCCGCGATGAAAAAGACGAAAAGCATATCTGCCCCTTGCAGTTGGATGTTATCGAGCGGTGCATCGACCTGTGGACGAATCCCGGCGACATCGTGCTTGACCCGTTCGCGGGCATCGGTTCTGTGCCCTATCAGGCCGTACTCATGGGTCGTCGTGGGCTGGGTATTGAACTGAAAGACAGCTACTACGCGCAGGCCGTGAAAAACCTTGAGGGCGCGGCCAGTGAGGCCGACAGCCATGAAATCAACACCAACGTGCGCCTGCGCTGCCCCGTGTGCGGTATCAAGGTTGACGGCAAAATCTGCCCGCTGTGCGGCAAAGACCTAATGGCAAAGGAGGAGTAAAGCATGGAACGGATGACAAATTCTGCTGATGCCCGCCGCGCGGCGGACTATCTGTCCAGATATTGTAACGAAAACGGAACAGACGTTTGCAAGGGATGCTTTGCCCGTGAGGATAGCGGGTTTTGCATTTTATGCGAAAGTTCACCTAATAATTGGGAGCTGCCCTCAATCTGGTCTGCACAGGACATCGCGCTCGCAAAGGCCATGATGCCGTTTGCAAAAACTATCGTCTGGCCTATTGAGGCGAAACCTAATCCGAATCACCGCTATTTTAAGGGCGAGGGACAGCGCACCATTCCGTTACCGACAGGGGCTTTTAATAATCTGCGTCCCGGCGAGATTATCAATCTAGCTGACATTGTGGGAGGTACAGACGATGCCCGATGACGTTTTGGAAATGATCGGCACGGCGGCACTGCTGGAACAACTTGCCGAGGAATCGGCTGAACTGGCGCAGGCCGCGCTCAAGATGGCCCGCAAGGTACGCAACGAGAACCCCACGCCGAAATCCCATGCAGATTGCGTTGCCAATCTGCAAGAGGAAATCGCGGATGTGGAATTGTGTATCAGCGTTTTGCCCGCTGCACTGCACGACCCCGCCGAGATCGGCAGGACGATGGCCGCAAAGCATCGGCGGTGGAACGAACGGCTACACGATGAAAAGCTCTGGGAGGTGAGCAGCCATGAGGATTGACATTCGGGACAGTAAATACTCCATCATCTACAACGAAAAGACCGGCGCAGTTGAGGATGTCTTGTGGTGCAATGAAAGCGCCGAGGATTTGAAAAACCTCAATATCGTGGCCGATATGGCCCGTGAACTGGCCGTGTATCGGCGGGCGGGTGTCGCCATGTTTGCCGGGGCAAAGGCCATCCGTGACCTGATCGAGCGTGGTCGGCGCACCTACCATCAGCGTATTGTCCACGGTATGCGCGTCAACTACTATAATATACGCCTTGCAAAAGCTATGGATTTGCTGATGCAGGCGGGCGCTTTGGCGATGAATGAACGCGATGCCCTGCGCGAGTGCGCCAGCAGAACAGCCGCCGAGCGCCTTTTTAACTCGCTGTTGCAGTGAGATGTCACTATGATGCACTTGAAAATTACCGATGAAATTCGGGAGCGCTGTCTGCGCGAGGCGGCGCATGATGCCCACATCAATGATCGCATCGTTACGTCTACCCCTCAGACCCTTGCCGAGCGTGGCATGACGATGCTCGGCAGTACCCGCGCCACCCCGCGCATCCGTTCCTACCTCTACTGTGACGCTGTGGATGCCTGTTTCTACTACGCCGGGGCGGTGCCCAGCGTCGTCGTGACCGCCCGCTGGACGGCTGACAGCCCGGACATCGCCGAGGGTTCTAAAAAGCCGCAAATCGCCGCTGAGGTCGTGCGCCGCATGATGACCGCGATGGATAAGGCGATGAAAGCCGAAAAAGACCGCCAATGGGCGGCATACATGGAGGAGCAAAAACTGAAATGAGCCATCCGACCACATACGCCGTTGACTTTGACGGCACCCTCTGTGAAAACGCCTACCCCGAAATCGGCGCACCCAATTTGCCCCTGATCAACAAACTCATATCTCGCCGCCGCCTCGGTGCAAATGTCATTCTGTGGACGTGCCGGGAGGGTGAGCTGCTGACCCGCGCCGTGGAGTTTTGCCGCTGCTACGGGCTGGAATTCGACGCAGTGAACGACAACACCGAGGAATTGAAACGGGCATACGGCACCAACCCGCGTAAAATCGGCGCTGATTACTACATTGACGATAAGGCTATGCCACCCGATCTATTTGTATCATAGGAGGAATTAGAAAATGGTTATTTTGATAGCTATCGCAAAGGTTCTCATGGGCCTTTTTGTCATCGCTTTAGTTCTGGCGTTTATCACTGCCATCTTCCTGCTGGGAGCTATTGTGGCAACGCTCGGAACAGCTACACAGCCGTTATTCGGGAGAGATTGGGAGGATGACGAGCCGGAGATGGTGAATCACCCCGACCACTACAACCGTCCCGGCCAGAAAGAGTGCATCGTTGAGATGGAGGAGAAGTTCGGGACGAAATATGTGCAGCATTTTTGCCTGTTGAGCCGCTACAAATACTTATACCGCTGCGGGCTGAAAGACGGCACAACGCAGGAATTGTCAAAAGCCGACTGGTATCGAGATAAGTTTCTTTCGCTGGGCGGTGACAGTGATTTGCTGAATATCTTACCTGATAACGCAAAAGCATCAGCATACCGCCGCATGGGCGGCAACGCCTGCATCAAAAAGGAGGCCACGAGCCATGAATGTTGAACTGATTGCCTATTCCTCCCCGATGCCGTATCAGTGCGGCACGGCCTGCTACTTCAACACCGTATATAACCCCATGCACATCATTGAGCAGTCCGCGAGTGTGTGCTATGACAGTGAGCCTGATTTTGTCAAATTCAAAATCGCCAAGGGGTGCGCTAAGACTGGGCATCTAAGTGTATATGAGCACGCCTATTTCACGTTCCATGTTAATGGTATCAGCCGCGCCTGCCTTGCTCAGTTGACCCGGCATCGGCATTTCAGCTTTTCCGTGCGTAGTCAGCGGTATTGCAACGAAAGATGCTCCGAGCCGGTGTTCCCCGCATCCACCGATGAAGATCAGGACGGCATCATTGCCGATGCTTACGATTACGCATGGGATGCCTATGACCGCTTGATTGAGAACGGCGTGGCAAAGGAGGACGCGCGGATGGTTCTGCCCAATGGCGCACCCACTGAGCTGTACATTTCTGCAAATGCGCGGGCGCTGATTGAGGCCAGCCACCTACGGCTTTGTTCCCGCGCACAGCAAGAAATCCGCAATATGTTTGATTTGATGAAGAAAGAAATTGCCCCCCTGTCCCCTGAAATCGCGGGCATGATGGTTCCGCAGTGTGAAACCAACCCTGAATACCAATTCTGCACTGAGGGCAAATCCTGCGGCAGACATCCCCGGCTGCAGGACGTACTGGCAACAACTACACTGAAACAACTTGAGGAGGCTGACGAAAAATGAAATGTCTGTATAAAGTACCGTTCAGCGGCTTTTTTATGGCCTATGCCGAATCTGCCGAGGAGGCAAAGAAAATGTCCCCCGATGACGGCGAGGTTATCTATTCTGAGCAATCCACGGGCGAGATCGAGGCTTGCCCCGATGGCGTGTCCATCCCGATTGACGACCATCATAGCATGTTTATTAACCCGCCAGACGATGAATTTGACGAGGGCATTTCCGAGGATTGGGAGGATGAGCTGTGAACACTGATATTGTTTGGGGCGGTCTGCTGGTGCTGGGTACTGTCTGCGCTACGATTCAGCACTACATCACCAAAAAGAGTGCGGAATCTGAAATCGCATCCCTGAAAACGCGCCTTGAGTTCGCCAAGCAGGAAACCCGCATCTGGAAAACCACCGCATATCGCCATGCCGATGAACGAAATCACGCTGTCCGCATGGCCCAATACTGGCGCAAACAGGCTCTCAACGAGCATTTTGGTTTTGAGCCGGAAAAGGCTGCCCCGTCCCCTACTGTGGCCGAGGTCGTAAATGAGATGATGCGGTATGATGCTCTGATTCAGGCCACAGGCTGGGCGCCCGCTGACAACCCCTCATACGGGGCGTCTGAGGGCGAAACAGTCACGACAACAAAGGTATCGGACGAAGCCGAAACCGCCACACAGAGCGCCGCTGTGGGCGCAGAGGAGGGCGACCATAGTGATTGATTTTTCTGTCGATGAACGGGCGTTCAACTCCCGCAACAATCCTTACTACAACGATAAAGGCTATGCTGACCCTACCGCCTATCAGGGCATTGAGGCGGCAGCAACCAGTGAATACCGGGCACGATTCGATGCTATCGCCGCGCTTATCCACACGGTCAAGTACATTTGCGGGCTGGCGGGGTTTGAGGTCGTAGGCCGAATCACCCTGCGTCACAAGCAGAGCGGCGACATCTACAAGTGAGGAGGAAATCTGAGATATGGCTACACCGAATGAAAAAGAGGATGCCGAGGTTTATCCCGTAGTCATCCTCGACCCGAACGGCAACGATTACACAAAGGGCATCGCGGCATGGTTGACAACCATCGCAGAGCAGAATCCTCAAAATCTGGTGTGTATTGCCCGCACTTCTACCCCCAATGCACCGGGGCAATCCACATACACGCTCATGCGGTGGAAAACCAGCGGCATCGAATTATCCGAAATTGCCGGGTACTTATCATCCGTCGCCTCTGAGCTGTTCACCCGTGAACCGCCCGTCAGAGAAACCCCATTATAACGATAAAGCGAGGAAAACGGTCATGCAATTCGATAGACAAATTACTATAACCACCGGCGCATCCCGAAACGATCTCAACTGGAAACCTCAGCTGATGACCGTGGCAGAGCTGTATGACCGCCTGCGGAATCCTGTCCGTTCGACGGAAACGCTCGACGCATATATGCACCTGCCGAAACCTCAGCAGGACGCATTAAAGGATGTCGGCGGGTTCGTGGGCGGTTCCCTCAACGGCGGACGGCGCAAGGCTAATGCAGTGACCGGGCGTGACCTTGTGACGCTTGACTTCGATAATATCCCCGGCTGGGGCACCGATGAAATCGTGAGCCGCGTGAATGCCATCGGATGCAGCTATGCGATCTACTCCACACGCAAGCACTGCCCCAATAAGCCCCGCCTGCGCGTCGTAATCCCCCTTGACCGTACTGCTACCCCCGATGAGTACGAGCCACTGGCACGGCGGCTGGCGTGGCTGATCGGCATTGATAAGGCCGACCCTACCACATTTCAGGCGAGCCGCCTCATGTACTGGCCGAGCGCCTGCGTGGATTCGGATTATGTGTTCCGTTTCAAGGATGCGCCGCTGGCATCTGTGGCGTTTTTGCTGGGAACTTACACAGACTGGCGCAACATGGTCGAGTGGCCGCAGGTTCCCGGCGCTGCCCCGAACTACCAAAAGATGGCACTCAAGCAGGGCGACCCGCTGACAAAGCCCGGCATCGTGGGCGCGTTCTGCCGCGCCTATGACATCCGCACGGCGATGGACAAGTTTCTGCCCGGTATTTATACCCCGTGCATCATGGGCAGTGAGGAGCGGTACACCTATACGGGCGGTAGCACGGCGGGCGGCGCTATCATCTACGATAACGGCAAATTCCTGTACAGCCATCACGCTACCGACCCCTGCTCTATGCAGCTTGTGAACGCCTTTGATCTTGTTCGCCTGCACCTGTACGGCGATAAGGACGACAGCGCCCCCGGCAACACCCCGGTCAGCAAACTCCCGTCTTATAAGGCGATGTGCGAAATGGCGATGCAGGATAGCGCGGTGCAGGCCATCTACAACAAAGAGCAGTTTGCCCAGTTGCAGGCCGATTTTGGCGCTATCGCTCCCGTCCCCGGCAACGGGCCTCAGCAGACCCCCGGCGACAGTGACGGCGCCGAGCCTGTGCAGGGCGAGGTCATCGGCGATGACGGTCAGCAGACCGACCCCAACGCATGGCTGGGCTATATCCAGCGCGATGAAAACGGTAAAATCAAACAGACCATCGACAATGTTCTGCTGATTCTCAACAATGACCCCCGCCTGTGCGGGCGGTTCATGCTGAATGAGTTCAGCGGGCGCGGCGAGGTGCTGTACCCCCTGCCGTGGGACAAAGACCCCGACAAATTCAAGCGGCGGGCATGGGCTGATTCGGACATCAGCGCAATGTACTGGTACATGGAAAAGGGATACAAGATTACAAAGCGCAACGCCATCGACGCGGGGCTGGACATCCATGCGGCTACACACGCATTTAACGAGGTGCAGAATTTCATCAAGGGTCTGGCGTGGGATGGAGTGCCCCGACTGGATACACTGTTCATCGATTACCTCGGTGCTGACGATTCCCCCTATACCCGCGCCGTTACCCGCAAGGCGTTTGTCGGTGCTGTGGCCCGCGCGATGGAACCAGGATGCAAGTTCGACAATATGCTGATTCTGTGCGGGCCGCAGGGCCTCGGCAAGTCCACGCTGCTGGACAGAATGAGCAAAGGCTGGTACAACGACAGCATCCGCACATTTGAGGGCAAAGAGGCATCCGAGCTTTTGCAGGGCGTTTGGCTGGTCGAAGTGGCAGAGCTTGACGCTTTCCGCAAAACAGATGTATCCCGCATCAAGCAGTTTTTGAGCCTGCGCTATGACCGCTACCGTGCCGCCTATGGCCGTAATGTAAAGGAACTGCCCCGCTGCTGTGTCTTTTTCGGCACTTGCAACGTCAGCGATTTTCTGCAAGACACCACGGGCAACCGCCGTTTCTGGCCCGTGGATGTGGGACAAGGCGAACTGATCCACCGTGCATGGGATCTGACCGATGACGAAATCAATCAGATTTGGGCTGAGGCAAAGATGCGCTGGATGATGGGAGAGCCGCTGTTCCTGACCGGCGATCTGGCGGACGCGGCCCGCGCACGGCAGGAAGATCACCGCGAGGCATCCGTCCGCGAGGGTCTTATCCGCGATTTTGTGGAACGCGATGTTCCCACGAACTGGCTTGAGTGGCCGCTGGACAAGCGCCGCGATTACTGGGCTGGGGCTTGCAAGGGGCAGGACATCCCGACGATGCCCCGTGACCGCATCTGTGCCGCCGAGGTTTGGTGCGAACTTTTCAACGGTGCCCCCCGTGACATCAAGCAGGCAGACACCCGCGAAATCAACGCCGTGCTGGCAAGCACCCCCGGCTGGGAGGCTAATCGAGGCATGAAGTTTGGGCCGTACAAGCAGCAGCGCGGTTATCGTAGATTCAACAGGCAGGTGTAATGTGTTCAAAAATCAACTGACACTTTGGGCCAAAAAGCTGACACTTCCTTATATGCCAAGTGTCAGAACCGTCAGAAGTGTCAGTCAAATACGAAAAAATTGTGAACAAGCGCACTGACACAACTGACACGCAAAATACAAGTGTCAGTTAAAGTGTCAGCCTAAATTTTAACGATGTATCGTTGCAATATATCTATAACTGACACTTCTGACACTTAAAACAAATAAAAATAAAAATAAGTAAAATAACGCGCGTGAGAGCGCATATACCCCCGTATTTACGGGTCTATACGCGCGTGCGCGTGTGTCAGTCAGGTGGACAAGCGCGGCGGCGATGCCGCGAAAAAGATGGGAGGTTATTAGGATGCCGGAATTGGAAAAGGTCATCGAGCGCAAGCTGCGTGACGGTGTGAAGAAATTGGGCGGCGGGGCGCAATGCCTGAAATTTGAAAGCCCCGGCACGTCTGGGGTGCCTGACAGGTTGATTTTGCTGCCGGGAGGTCGTGTCGTGTTCGTGGAGCTTAAACAGGTTGGCAAGCGGGAGCGGATGCGGCAGACGTATGTACAGAATCAGATGCGGCGGCTGGGCTTTACCGTGTTCAGCACGGTATCGACCCCGGAACAGGTGCAGACGATTCTCAGCCATTGCGAGGAGGTCATGCGGCAAGATGGATTGTAAAGAGTTCCACCCCTACCCCTATCAGCAGTTTTGCATCCAGCACATCATCGATCACCCCGCTGCCGGGCTTTTTGTGGACATGGGCATGGGCAAAACCGTGATGACGCTGACCGCGTTTAACTATCTCAAGTATTATGCGTGGCAAATTCGGCGATGCCTCGTCATTGCGCCGAAGAAAGTTGCCGAGGCAACATGGCGCACCGAAATTTCAGGGTGGCAGCATCTGCGGCATCTGCGCTGCTCCGAGGTGCTGGGAACAGCTACACAACGCCGCGCCGCGATGGCAGTGGATGCCGACATCTATGTGACGAATCGGGACAATGTGCAGTGGCTTGTCAAAGAGTACGGCAAGGCGTGGCCGTTTGATATGGTCGTGCTGGATGAATCGTCATCATTCAAAAACCATCAGGCCAAGCGGTTTAAGGCCCTGCGGTCAATGCGACCCAAAATCAAGCGCATTGTGGAATTGACCGGCACCCCCTCGCCGCACGGCCTCATGGACTTGTGGGCGCAGATTTACTTGCTGGACGGTGGGCAGCGGCTGGGCCGCACGATCTCTGTTTACCGCGATATGTACTTTGAGCCGGACAAGCGCAGCAGATCGCAAATATTTACTTACAAGGCCCGCCGGGGCGCGGCAGATGCCATCTATGCCGCCATCAGTGATATTTGCATCAGCCTGTCCAGCGATGACTATTTGACCCTCCCTGACCGCATTTATGATGAGATACCTGTCAAGCTGGACGGCCCTGCTGCCGCCGCGTACAAGCGATTGGAGCGGGATGCACTGTTGCAAGTGGACGAATCGACCATCACAGCGGGCACGGCGGGAGTGCTGGCAGGCAAGCTGCTACAGCTTTGCAACGGCGCCGTGTATGATGAGGATGGCAAGGTTATCCCCGTCCATGACTGCAAGCTGGCCGCGCTGGTGGAGCTGATCGAGGGTCTGCACGGTCAACACGCCTTGCTGTTCTACTGGTTTCAGCACGACCTTGCCCGCATCCTCGCCGCCCTTGAGCCGCTGGGTCTGCGGGTGCGCGTATACAATGGCCCCGACGATGAACGGGCATGGAACGCGGGAGAGGTGGACATTCTGCTGGCCCATCCCGTGTCCTGCTGCTACGGCCTCAACCTGCAACACGGCGGGCATCACATCATCTGGTTTGGGCTGACATACTCGGCGGAGGTTTATCTGCAGGCGAACAAGCGGCTACACCGACAAGGGCAGACGCATCCCGTCGTCATCCATTCGCTGGTCGTGCAGGGCGGGCAGGATGAGGATGCCATCGCAACGGTTATGGGCCGTGTCACCGAACAAAACCACCTGCTGGAATCACTAAAAGCAAAAATCATCACGGCGAAGGAGGCCGTCTGACTATGACGATGAAAGAGTTATCTCAGCTCCATTGGCTGAATTTAGAGATTGACCGTGATAAACAGCACCTTGCAGAGCTTGAGGCCCGCGCCACATCCCCCGGCGGGCCGAATATGTCCGGGATGCCCGGTGGCGGCGGTGCGGGGTCGAGTGTCGAAAGTGACGCGATAGCCATTATCGAGCTGAAAGAGCAGATCAGGGGCAAGCTGGCCCGCGCTATGGCAGAGCGTGACCGTATCACGGCGTACCTTGACGGCGTGGACGATGCACAGTTGCGGCTCATTATGCACTTGCGCTTTGTGGATGGCCTGTCGTGGGCGCAGGTGGGCGCAAGCGTGGGCGCGGGATACACCGGCGATGCCTGCCGTATGGCCTGCAAGCGCTATTTAGCAAAAACCGCATAGAAAAAAGCGAACAAAACGAACAATTCAACGCAAAATATTGATTGTTCGCCCCCATGCGCGTATTATGTATTTGCGGGTTTAGGGCGAGGGAGTTCTGGGCGCTCCCTCGTTCGTGCTTTCCCCGCTGTCACCTCCAAACGCCGCTGCGTGAATAAGCGCGGCGGCGTTCGTGTTTGCGCCGAGGTGGCAAAAGCCCTATACGCCGGGTGCGCCTCTCACGCCCGGCGCTGTGCAGGCCCTTGACCCCTGCACTAAATTTGCCGCGATAGCCACAGGGCGCTGCGCTCCCAAAAGCGCGGTAGGGTGCGAGGCCCTTACGCGGTGCCATTAGGCCATTGCCGCCGTCCGGCCATTGCGGCGGCACAAGTGATTTGCACCTCCCCAGTGATGGTAAATTGTGGTTTGTGATTCATTCACGCGGTTCCACCGCTGGCGGTTTCGATCAGTGGCCTATTTATATTGCACAGTAGAGCACTGGTAGCTCGGCAGGTTCATACCCTGCAAGTATCTGGTTCGATTCCAGCCTGTGCAACCATGCGAGGCTTGAGGGCATTTCACCTCGCGGCGCGTCCACGGCAAAACGGGCTTTTTCTCCTTTCCCCGTATGACGCGCCTAATTTTGGTTATTATCGCGGTTCGCCGCGAGGGCCGACGCCGGTACTGCCGCCGTTGACCTGCCCCTATATTACGCGCCACAGTGTCACAACTGCGGCGCATTTTTATTGCTTCCCGGAGGTTTATGGTGTACCGCACAGAGCGCAATTACGAAAATCTCAATAAGGGCATTTTCCCCGGCGCTGGGCGGTTCGACATCCCCATCCTGCGGCCCGAATTGACTACGGCTGAAAACTGGATAAGTTTCAACTACGCCAAAGGGTGCGAGGAGCCGTCAGAGCATGGCGTTCACTTTTTCGTTGACGATTACCAGTTCAACCGAATCTGGGCGCATCCCGATAACTACCTCGGCATGATGGCGCGGTTCGACACCGTATGCACCCCCGATTTCAGCACATATACAGACTTTCCCCGCATTATCCAGATTTACAACCACTACCGCAAGCACTGGCTGGGCGCCTATTGGCAGGCTCACGGCATCAAGGTCATTCCGACCATCTCATGGAGTACGCCGGATAGCTTTGCATGGTGCTTTGACGGTGAGCCGATAGGCGGCGCGGTGGCCGTGTCGAGCGTCGGCACACAGGCAAGCCCCGAATCGGCAGACCTGTTCATGACCGGGTACAATGAGATGCTGCGGCGCTTACAGCCCGCGCAGATCATCTTCTATGGCAAGGTGCCCGCCGGGTGCGAGGGAAACATTTTTCACGTTACAGCGTTTCAGGAAAAACTCAAGGCGCGAGTAAAGGGCAAGAAAGATCCCCGCAATGTACTGGAGGTCGGCGCATAATGGGCGGTAGAGGTTCCGGCAGCAGCCTTGGCGGTGGTGCAAGTTTAAGAAACTTAAAAGCGCAAGAAAAAAAGCTTGATGCACAAATTGACAAACTGAAGAAAAAGTTGGCAGATTACGCATCAAAAAATCCTGCGTGGAATATGCCAAGCGGATATTACGATGTACAAAGAAAAAGACAGGCGCTTGAGGAACAGCGGCGAGCGATTACCAATAAAATAGTGACCGCAAGCAAAGGTACGCCCGATGCAAAAACAAGTGGAAAAACATTCGTAAATTCTTTTGGAGAAGCCACAAAAAGAGAAATCACTACCTCAACGTACAAAAATAACCAAGCAAAGCTCAGCAAGGAAATCATGGGACTTGTCGGTGGCGCGGCCAAAAGCAAAAAGGGGCATCCCAGATGACCGATTCGCAAATTTAATATACTAAGCGCTGAAATTTCAAAACTGACATTGCGGCGCTTTTTATTTACAAAATCAGCGCATAGCGCTATAATGGAGGTTGAACATGGGCGGCAGAGGCGGTAAAGGCAATGTCAACGGTTTTATCGACTGGCTGAGTAAAGAGGGCAAGGGCGGCGGTTCGCCGCATCCGCTTGATATTTCCAAATTCAGCAACATGAGTCTTGAGGATGCAGAACGCCGCATCCGCAATTTGAAGCATGAGGAGCTTTTCGTTTTTGATAAAGACGGCAAGCTGATCGAGGCATACAAGGGCAGCTCGAACTCTGTTTCGTTTCCGATGTCCGTTTTGGATTATAAGGGCGCAACTGTTACGCATGGTCATCCCAAGGGTGCGGCAGATTTCGGAGGCACATTCTCTTTTGCTGATGTCAAAAATATGCTTGAGTCCAAATGGGCAGAGCATCGCGCCACGGCCAGCGGCCAAGGCGAGATGAACTACATCATGCGTAAGGGGCAGGGTGCAAAACCGAAAGCCTTTTACAATCAGATCAACCGGGACTATAAACAGATTGAGCGTTATTTGTCTGATCGCTATACAAAAGCGTATGATGACGCGCTCAAAGAGGGCAAAAGCAAACAATCCGCTATGCACACGGCCCGCCAGATGGCCGTTGGTTATCTCAACGACTACTGGCGGCGCACGGCCCCCAAGTTTGGTTATGAGTTTATCACCCGCAAAAAGGATTACACCTACAACCGCTAATTTCGATGAATTGAGAGGAGATTCGACATGGCAAAGCAGAGAGCTATTGAAACTGATGGCAGCTTTTTTGATGACCTGCGCAGCATGGAGCGCCGCATCCTGACGGAGCGGGGCGATACCGAGGCACTCGCCATTCTCGATGCCGAGGATGCCGAGGCAAATGCCGAAGATGACGCAGACGATGAATAACCCCATCACAAAGTAACTGAATACCCCTTAGCACTCAGCGCTGAAATGCGCCGGGTGCTTTTTTTATTTTTACCGATAGGAGGTGGCAGCAGATGCCCGAAAATACCGAGGCTATGCCGGAAATCAGCGCAAGCCCCGCGCCGCAAGACGCGAAGCCCGCCGACACCGGCGAGAAAAAGCAGAAAAAGCCTCGCAATACGTCCGGGATGAAACCGCCACTGAATCAGCTCCCCCCGGAGGAGGCGTTCGCCATCCGCTCTAAAGGCGGCAAGGCGGCGGCTAAAAAGCGTCGGGAGGAGAAGCTGGTAAAGGATGCCCTGCTGAACCTGCTGACAAAACCCCAGCACAAGAAAAAGGGCGGCAAGGCCCACTACAAGGCCAGCGCCGAGTTGACGAGCTATGATGACGTGTTCTCTGAGAATACGACCCTCATGGTGCAGATGCTCATCCCCCTTATCCAATCTGCCATCAATGGCAACATTGAATCCCTGTTCGCCATTCTGCGCGTTCTGGGGCAGGAACCGGGCACCCCCGGCCAGTTTGGCGTTGACGAGTTTACCCCGCCTGAGCCACCCACAGAGGGCGCAGACGGCCCCGGCAAGTCCGCGCCTGCCGATGACCCTAATGCGGTGCGCATCCACCTGATACGCGGCGAGAAGCCCGCCCCCGTGGCTGAGGGCGATGTCCCGGCAGTGGAGCAAGCTGACGCCGATCAGGCAAACGCGGCTACACCCGTCACGACCCCTGCCGATGGGGAGGCGGTGCCTGATGCCTGATGTTTACATCGAAGATGTTATCGCGCCTAACTATGACGAACTGCTGGATGATGTTCTCGATCATCGGCACTCGCAATATCTTCTCAAGGGCGGGCGCGGTTCGCTGAAATCATCCTTTATCGGCTTTGCCATCCCGCTGATTATGGTTCAGCCGGGAAACGAGGCTTGCAATGCGGTCATATTCCGTAAGACCGCCAACACCCTGCGCGATTCCGTTTACAGCCAGATGGTCTTTGCCATTGACAAGCTAGGCCTTGACAGCGAATTTATCTGTCATGTTTCCCCCATGAGTATCACCCGGAAAAGCACCGGGCAGACGATTCTTTTTCGCGGTCTTGATGACCCGATGAAGCTGAAATCGTTGAAATTCCCCAAAGGGTACTGCGCCATCACATGGTTTGAAGAAGCGGACATGTTCGATGGGATGAAAGAAATCCGAAACGTGCTGCAATCTACCAACCGTGGCGGCTCTAAGTTTTGGATCTTCATGTCGTTCAACCCGCCCATCACCCTGAACAACTTTATGAATCAGGAGGCGCTTGTCCAGCGCCCCGATAGGCTGGTTCATTCCAGCACTTATCTGACCGTGCCGCCTGAATGGCTCGGTCAGATGTTCTTTGATGATGCGGAGCTGTTGCGGCAAACCAACCCCCGCGCCTATGAGCATGAGTATCTGGGCATCCCCACGGGCACGGGCGGCGAGGTGTTCAGCAACCTTGAGCTGCGCGAAATCACCGATGCCGAAATCGCGTCGTTCGATTACATCTATGAGGGCATCGACTGGGGCTGGTATCCCGACCCCAACCATTGGAGCAAGATGTGCTACCGCCCCTCGCAGATGACGCTCTATATTTTCGATGAACTGCGCTGCAACAAAACCCCGAATGAGGTTTTCTGGCAGCGCTTGCAGAAAGAAAAGAACGTCACATCGCAAGACCTCATTATTGCAGATAGCGCCGAGCCGAAATCCATTGCGGACTTGAAAGCCTACGGCGCATCCATCCGCCCAACTGAAAAGGGGCCGGATTCCGTGCGGTACAGCATGAAATGGCTGCAATCGCTCGTAAAAATCGTCGTTGACCCCAACCGATGCCCGGAAACGGCGCGAGAGTTTGCCGAATACGAATACGAGCGCACCAAAGACGACGAATTGACCGGGCAATACCCCGATAAGGACAACCACAGCATTGACAGTGTGCGGTACGCGCTCAATCCGATTTGGAAACGGCGCGGCCTGTGAGGTACAGCCCATGTCTATTTTTTCAAGTATCTATACCATGATAAGGCAGGTGTTAGGCAGAGTGATTCCGTATCAGAATATCCAGCAGGTGGAGAACATCGACACGCCGCTGTCGCAGGAGATGCAGATTGCTCTCGAAGCATGGCACCGGGCATATCTGGACAAGCCCGTCTACAAAAACGAGCAAGTCAAAACTCTCAACATTCCTGCGTTCATCGCGTCCGAGATTTCCCGGCAGGTCACGCTTGAATTTAAGTGGAGCATCACGGCGGGCAAGGATGACGGCACCGGCGAGGACATCACCAACCCGCGCTCGGAATTTCTGAGCAAAGAGTTTGAAAAACTGGCTACACAATTACGGAGCAAAACCGAGATCGGATGTGCGGCGGGCGGCATGACGATAAAGCCGTATGTCCGTGACGGGCATATCTATTTCGACTATACCCCCGATTGGGATTTGTACCCCATTGCTTTCGGCGATGACAGCGACCTGTCCGATGTCGTTTTCCGTGATATGTTCTCGGAGGGCAAGACCTACTATTCCCGCCTTGAGCGGCACACCGTCGAGGGCGATAGAATCAAAATTACGCAGCGGGCTTTTAAGTCCAGTTCCCGCGATGCTCTTGGCAAGGAAATCCCCTTGACGGAAGTACCGCAGTGGAAAGACCTCAAGCCCGTGGTCTACGTCAACAACGTAGACGGGCAGCTTTTTGGCTGGTTCCGCGTGGCATCGGCAAACACTGTTGACCCGATCTCCCCTATGGGCGTGGCTGTGTTCGCTAAGAGCATGGACACCATCAAGGAGGCTGACACACAGTACAGCCGCCTGCTGTGGGAGTTTGAGGGCGGCGAAATGGCTATCGACGTTGACCCGATGGCCTTGCGGCCCATTGACGGCGTTATGCGTAACGGCGCAAAGGCTATGGAAACTCCCAAGCTGAACGAGCGCCTGTTCCGCGCGGTCGATCTGGGCACTGATGAAACATATCATGTTTTCGCCCCGACCCTGCGCGATAGCTCCCTTGTGGCCGGTCTGAACCAAATCTTGATGAAGATTGAAGATCAGTCCGGCCTCGCCCGTGGCACCCTCTCCGATGCCAACACAGAGGCCCGCACGGCCACTGAGTTGACTATCCTGCGCAATCGCACCTATACCACCATCGCCGACAACCAGCAAGCCCTTGAGCGGGCGCTGCGTGAAGTCGTGCGGGCGATGGATAAGTACGCCGATCTGTACAACCTCGCCCCTGCTGGTGAATATGAGGTGTCGTTCGATTGGGATGATTCCGTTATCGCCGACACCGAAACCCAGTTGCAGCAGCGGCTCCTCATGCTCAATAACGGCATGATGAGCAAAATTGAGATGCGTATGTGGTTCTTTGGCGAAACCCGCGCACAGGCCGAAAAAGCCTTGCAGGAAGTCCAGCAGGAAAAGGTCAGCGAAATGCAGGCCGCTATGGCTATCCAGCAGCCTAATCCCGACCAGAGCGATGTCACCGTTCCCACGGACAATGACAATGCCGATCAGGATGGGGGCAACCCGGCTACACTGTTCGGGAGTGGCCCCGGCGAGGAGTGATGACCCGTGCTGACCCAGAAAGAGCTTGATGCCGCCGTTCGCAAAATGATTGCGAATCTGGATGAAGTCAATCTGTATTTCATCCAGAAAATAGCGGCACAGATAAAAAAAATCGGTGAGATGAACCCCACCAGCATACACCGTTACACGATCATGCTGGAAATGGGTGCAGACATCGCCGATATTTCCGGCAAGCTCCAAGCCGCAACCCGGCTGACACAGCAGCAGATGGCCGTTGTGTACAACACCGCCTTGCAGGACAACTTTACCGACCCGCGATTCAAAGCCGCGCTGGCGGCGCATCCGCTGCCCCGTGAGGAGAATCAGCGGCTTGTACAGTACACGCGCAACATCGCCGCGCAGACCTCCGGGGCGCTGCAAAACCTGTCCAACACTACGGCCATATCCGTGCCCTATCAACAGGTCATAGATAAGGCCATTTTGAGCGTGTCCACCGGCATGACCGACTACAAATCGGCTATGCGGCAGACCATCAAAGATATAGGCTGGGCGGGGATGCAAGTGCAGTACGCAAGCGGCTATCACCGCCGCCTTGATACAGCCGCCCGCCAGAACATCATTGACGGGGCTTGCCAAATTGCCCAGCACAGCGCCGACGAAATCGGCAAGGCGCTGGGCTATGATGCCGTTGAGCTGTCCGCACATCTCAACAGCGCTCCCGACCATGAGCCTGTGCAGGGTCATGTTTTCCTGCTGGCCGAATACGCCAAAATGCAGGCGGGCATGGCCTGCATGGACGTGGACGGTCATCACTTTGCAGGATTCAAGCGCCCTATTGGCGAGTGGAACTGCGGGCACTTTGCCGCACCGTTCAGCACCGAATATTCGGTGCGCAAATACTCCGACCATCAACTGGCGGCATGGATAACGTCAAACCATGCAGGTGTGACTATCGGCAACAAAGAGGGCCTGACCCTCTATCAGTGTTCGCAGATGATGCGAAAAATTGAAACCGATACCCGCCGCTGGAAAGATGTTGCCATTGCCGCGCGGGCCGCTGGCGACGATGACCTGCGCCGTGAGGCACAGCAGCACATCAACACCCTAAGCGCCCGATATAATCTCATTGCCAAGCAATCCGGGCTGTCACAGCGCCGTGACCGCATGGCAGTGGATGGCTTTAGTGCCATAAAGGTAAGCGCCTGAAACGGCGCTTTTTCTGTGTTATCACGCCGTTTTGGCTGATAAATAAATACCCGGCATTGCAGGGAAATAAATGCGATGGCGCGACGTGCGCGGAGTGGCCGCGCGATTATAAGCTAAATCGATCGCGGCGAAAGGACAATCTTATGGAATTGCTCAAAAATCTGTTTTCTGAGGGCGAGGCGCTGACCTACGACCAGTTGACCGAAAAGATCAGCGCGGCGGGCCTGAAACTCGCCAATATCGCGGACGGTTCCTACGTCAGCCGCGATAAGATGGATTCCAAGGTCAAAGGCTTGCAGGGTCAGATTTCTGACCTGCAGGGGCAGGTCAAGCAGCGTGACACCGACATGGCCGAATTGCAGACCAAGTTGACCGCCGCACAGACCGATGCTGACAAGCTGGCATCCGTTCAGTCCGATCTCGCGGCACTGCGTCAGCAGCGCGAGAATGACGGCAAGGAGTGGGAGCAGAAAATCGCCGCACAGGCGTATGAATTTGCCATCCGCGAAAAGGCGGGCGAGGTCAAGTTCAGCTCCAATGCCGCGAAAAAGCAGTTTATCGCGGATGCCATCGCCAAGCAGTTTAAGCAGGACGAGAACGGCAAGATGCAGGGCTACGACGAGTTTCTGACCCAGTACAAAACTGACGACCCCGGCAGTTTTGTCGTTGACGAACCTGCCCCGGCCAAGAAAGGCCCGTCTATCACCGTTCCGGCAAAGCCCGATGGGGGCACACACAAAATGAGCTTGTCCGAGCAGATGGCGGCAGCAAATGCCGATCCCAACTTCGTGCCCGATTTTAACTAATCGAGCTACACCCGACGAACCCCTAAAAAATCAATAGGAGGCAAAACCACATGGCAATCTTTGATTCCAAAAACTTCAATGGTAACGTGTTCAAGCAGTATGTTGACCGCGTTCCCAACCTGAACCGCAACGAGCTGATTAAGTCCCGCGCCATCAAAAAGCGTCAGGACATCGCCGACTCCATGAGCGATCAGGTCGGTGGCAACTACGTCACCATTCCCCTGCGCGGCATCATCAGCGGCGCGGTTCCCCAGAACTATGACGGCTCTACCAACATCACCAGCAATCCCACCAAGACTTTCTCCCACTCCCGCGTTGTCGTGGGCCGCGCGCAGGCATGGACTGAGCGCGACTTCTCCTACGACATCACCGGCGGCGAGGATACTCTCGCTGACGTCGCATCTCAGATCGGTGAATACTGGGAGGAAGTCGATCAGGCCACCATCATCAAGATTCTGACCGGCATCTTCGCTATGAAAGATGCTGAGGGCGTGAAGTTCGTCCGTGAGCACACCTACGATGTCACCGGCAAGACCAACTCCGAGGGCGCTCTGGGCCTGATGGACGGCACATCCCTGAACACCGCTATGCAGCGTGCCTGCGGTGATAACAAGGGCGCTTTCAGCCTCGCTATCATGCACTCTGCCGTTGCAACTGGCCTCGAAAATCTCAAGCTGCTGGCGTACATGAAGTACACCGACAAAGACGGTATCGAGCGTGAGCTGCAGATTGGCACCCTGAATGGCCGCGCTGTTCTGGTTGACGACACCATGCCCGCCGTGGAAACTGTCACCACCATGGAGGTGCAGGGCGTTTACACCATCACTGTCAGCACTGCTGGCGTGAACAGCGACACCATCACCGTGGACGGCCAGACCTATACCTTTGCCACATCCACCTCCACCGCCAACAAGACCCTCAAGACCGGCGATGCCACTGCTGAGGCTCAGGCTCTGAAAACCGTGCTGTCTGCCCAGTATGAGGGCAAGTTCATCGTCACCGTTTCCGGCGCTGTCGTTACCCTCAAGCAGATTTTCGGCGGCGAAGGCAAGCTGCCTGTCGTGACCGTCAATGGCACTGTCAAGGCTGCTGCCGCTCAGACCACTGCAGGCGTGGCTAAGGTGTCTCAGACCCGTTACACCACCTACGTTCTGGGTGATGGCGCTATCGAGTACACCGACTGCGGCGCTAAGGTGCCTTACGAGATGGATCGTGATCCTCATACCAATGGCGGCGAGGACACCCTCTATGGCCGCCAGCGCAAGTGCTTTGCCCCCTACGGCATCAACTTCACCAAGGCCAAGATGCAGAGCCTGTCTCCCACCGATGACGAGCTGGAGAACGGCGAAAACTGGGAACTGGTGAACTCCAACGAGGCCGAGGGCAAGCAGTACATCGCCCGCAAGGCTATCCCCATCGCCCGCATCCTGTCTCTGGCCTGATCTCTAGCCACTTAGGAGGTTTACACATGGCACACGATATGTACCTTACTTATGAAGAATACATAGGTTTAGGCGGCACCGTTGATGCCGCTGCGTGGCCTCCGCTGGAATGTGCTTGCAGAAAACGTATTGACCGCTTGACGGATTCCCGTGTCCAGAACATGACCGAGATTCCGCGAGCGGTCAAGCTCTGCGTTTTTGCGCTGGCGCAAATGGAAAGTGTTGTCGGCACCGTGGCACAAGTCACATCACCCACAATCACATCGTTCAACACGGATGGCTACACCGAAAACCATGGGAACGTGCCGAACGCCGAGGAGGCAGCCAAACAGATGAACGCCATTGCGGCGGATATGCTGTACGGCGAGCTGGACGATTACGGCGTTCCCCTGCTGTATAGAGGAGTGAGGTAAGATGCAGCTTTGCAATGATACCATCACCCTTTACAATCGGCGATTCGACCCGGAACAGGATTGCGACGTTTACGAGCGTACCATCATCCGGGGCGTTCACTGGTTCAATTCTGATGCAACCACCGTTGACAGCACAGGGCTGAAAGCGGCAAACAAGGTCACAATCCGTATCCCTGTTGATGCAGATTTCGGCGGCAAGGCATATTTGCCCCCTAAGCAGTATGCCGCCGCCGATGACCCTGCCGCCGCTTTCACGTTGGCCGCTGGCGATCTCGTAATTCTGGGCGTTGGTGCTGAGGGCTTGCGTCCCTCCGCCATTCATGATGTTTACTCCGAGGCCGCAACTATCTTGCAGGTTACAGACAATCGTCGTGCTCCGCAGGCGCGGCATTGGAAAGTCGTAGGTGCTTAATGCAACTGTCAGTAGATTCGCGGTTTGATTTCGATAGCATAAACACTATTCTTACCAACCATGGCTTTGGAGATCATGGAATTGTCCAAAAGGTCATTGATAACGCGGTAATACGATGGTGCATGGATTACACTCCTGCGGACACATTTATGCTTGCAAAAAGCCCCTACGCCGCATCTGATATTGGCTCTGGCATCATCGTGTACCCCGGCCCTTATGCGCATTATATGTACAGGGGCGAAGTTTATGGCCCGAATATTCCCGTTTTTGATGATAATAGTGGAACGCCTACACGATTTTTCTCTCGTCCCGGCGAGAGAAAAACTCCCACTGGCAGAGCAATTCAGTACAGAACTGATAAAAACGCTCTAGCCGGGCCGTTTTGGGCCGAACGAATGAAAGCCGATCACATCGATGACATTGTAAGGGAGGCAAAAAATGCCGCAGGTATCAAATAGCACTGAGGAAATCCGGAAGTGGTTTAGGCAATGCCCGCTGCTATCTAAAAACAAACGATTTGGTGCTGATTACCTCGGCGAAAACCCAACCGAATACGCCATTTACGCATCACCATCCACTCTGACCTACCATGAGAACATCCTCGGAGATTATGTTCTGGATGATAAGCAGACTCAAAACTATATTTTTGCTACGCGTGAGAATTTTGGGGCCGATGTCAAACAAAACTCCGACAATCTCGCTTTTTATACAGGTTTGATTGCGTGGATGGTAGAGCAGAACAATGCCCGAAACTACCCCTGCATAGAGGAGGGTCGGGTTTGCGCTATCGTTCCCACACTGACCGCGTATCCATCGCAGATTGGTGTTGATAGCGCAAAATATCAGATTCAGATACAAATCACATATAGGAGAAACTGAATATGAAGATCGAACGCAAATACATGGCGCACTATCTGAATGCCCATTTTGCAAACGACAGTGAGGGCACCGCCGAGTATGTACGCCTTGGCAAAGATTTGGAGGAGTATTCCCCCGAGTTGAGTGCCAATGTCGAGAAAAAGCAAAACATTCTCGGTAACACGTCCGTGACGATCGACAGCTACCAGAAACAGGGCGAAGTCAGCCCCTACTACGCCGAAAAGGGCGACCCCCTGTTTGAGAAGCTGCAGGCCATCATTGATGGCAACATGGTTCTTGACGACCTCAAAACCGACATTGTGGAGGTCAAGCTCTGGAACGAGGAGGCATCCGGCGCTTTTCCCGCTGTGCGCGAGGAGTGCTACATCGAGGTCTCCAGCTACGGCGGCGACACCACTGGTTACCAGATCCCGTTCAACATTCACTACACTGGCGTGAAGACCACAGGCATGTTCAACCCGAGCACGAAGGCCTTCACCGAGGCCTAAGCATAACGGAGGTGTACAATGGAACTGAAAATCGACAGAGGCCTTAAAAGCTACGAGGTTAAAGACCTTGACGACACCCTGCTGGGCACGATTTATGTCAACCCTGCGGATTTTGGCATTGCGGCACGACTGGAGGAGGCTCGCCGTGCCATTCAGCAGCTGGCCGATGGGCTGGCATCGGATGCAGACGCAGACGTGGATAAGATCATCGAGGCCGACAAGCTCATCAGGGAACAGGTCAATTACATCTTCGGCAGCGATGCCTCCTCGGTGTTCTTCAAAGGGGTTTCTGCCCTAGCGCTGCTCCCCGATGGCTCCATGGTCTTTGAAAAAGTCCTCCAAGCCGCTGTCCCCATCATTGAGGATGCGGTCGGCAAGGCCATCAAGGCCAGCCAGATGCGTGTGCAGAAACACGCTGGTGCCTACACGAACACGGCCAAGGGTCTGGCCCCCGGCCAGAAAGCGTGAGCGCTTGGGAACTGCCCACAACCGTAGATGTAGATGGTCAGAATTTTGCCATCCGATCTGATTTCCGAGCTGTACTTGATGCCCTTGCGGCGTTAGCAGACCCGGAAATGACTCAACAGGAACAGTACGCTGCCTGCCTTGAAATTCTATACCCAAAATGGCAAGCGCTGCCCGACGCAAATGCTGCGTTACGGGCAGCGTTTTTGTTTATCAATGGCGGACAACCCGAAGACTCTACAATTCCACGTCCTCGAATTGTAGATTGGGAACAAGATGCGGCCTTAATCGCACCTGCTGTTGATAAAGTACTGGGGTACAGTTGCCGCCGATGTGAGTATTTGCATTGGTGGGAATTTCTCGGAGCTTTCTACGGTATTGGAGATGGGCTATTTGCTCAAGTCGTAAGTATTCGATATAAAAGGGCTCACGGAAAAAAACTTGACAAGAGCGAACAGGAATTTGCCAAAGAGAACGATCGAATCATCAGAATCCACGCTCCTGAAAGCGCGGAGAATAGGGCAGAAAAAGAGCGGTTGCTTGCGTTACTCAATTCATAATCCAACTCTAACAAAGTCAAAGAGAGGAGGTTGATTCAATGGCAGATGGGTCAATCACAATAGATGCCCGCCTAAACAAAAAGGGCGCAGAATCCGACTTAAAAGCGTTACAGGCAAAGGTCAAGAGCACATCAAAGCAGATTGGTGATTTAGATAAGCAGTTAAATTCTGCGCAAACAAAGCGTAGCGCATTAGGCGACAGCTTAAATCAAGCCCGCCAAAACGCTGATGATACTGCCGTTGCTCTTGAAAAGGTGAACGCACAGCTAGAGAATGTCAAAAAATCCCATCTTGCTGATATTAAATCGGAATACCCCGGCCTGAGTGATTCAAAAGTGCAAGATGTTCTTAAATCTCGCATGGAGGGGGAAACCTCTCTCCTGAATCAAAACCAAAAACTCCTCGATGATCTTGAAAAGCAAGATGCCAAAGTTGCTGAGATTGAATCAAATTACAATGCACAAGGCGATGCTATTTCTGGCTTGCAAAAGCGTCATGCAGCGCTTACCGCACAGCTAAACCAAGAAAACGATGCCGTAAATCAGCAAAAAAGTCTAATTCAGCATCTTAGCGGCGAAGATGACATGCAAGCCTATTTTAACAAACAAGCCGATGCCATAGAATCATCTTTTGCCAAAATCGAGAATCGGCAAAATAAAGCGTACGGTACTGTAGACGAATCGGCTACACAACATGCGGAGCGCATCGTAGCAGATACCAAGAAGGCCGTGAACGCCCAGGATAAGGCCGCCCAGGCCGCGGAGGACAGGGCTGCACGTGAACGCGCAGCTGCTAAGTCGCCTAAAGGGAGTTCCGTGCCCGGTTCATCTAGTTCTGCTGGACTACTTTCCGGCAGAATCACCGGATTAAACAAAGCGCTGTCTGGTACCCTCAACAATGCCCTGCGCACGGTCGGAGGTCTCGGAGCGCGTGTCTTTGATACCCTACAACGGGCCGTAGACGGCTTGCGAGCCAAGCTCACCCAGAGCAACAAGAATCTCGCCAGCTTCCGCAACCGCCTTATGAGCATCGTCTCCGGAGCCTTGGTGTTCAACCTGATCTCCGCAGGACTGCGGAAGACCACCGAATGGATGGGTTCTGCCGCGCTCTCCTCGGCCACGCTGAGAGCCGCGCTCGGCAACCTGCAGGGCGCAGCATCCACCGCAGCCGCACCGTTGCTTCAGGCGATCCTTCCGGCTCTCACGGCCATAGCCAACGCAGCAGCAACCGCCTTTTACTACATCGCCCAGCTTGTGTCTTTCCTGACCGGCAAGTCCATAGGGGCAAGCAAGAGCGCGGCCAAAGCGATGGGCAAGTATGCCAAGGCTGCAAAATCGGCAGGCAGCGCAGCGGACGGCGCACTGGCGAAGTTCGATGAACTGGACGTGCTGGATAAAAACAGCGGCGGCGGTGCGGGAGCCATCACCCCGAACTACGACTTTAGCACAGACAACCCGTTTCTTGACGAAATCCTGCAGGCCATCAAAGATGGCGATTGGTACGGAGTCGGCCAGCTGATCGGCGAGAAGCTGCGCGATAGCCTAAACGCAATCCCGTGGCCCGACATTCAGGACAAAGCCAGAGCATGGGCGACCAACATCGCCAACTGCATCAACGGCTTCATTGAGGTGCCGGGATTGTGGGAAGCCATCGGTCATACTGTAGCGCAGGGCTTGAACACGGCACTTATCTTTGCGGATACTCTCATGCAAGGCATTCACTGGGACAGCTTGGGTGCGGGAATCGCCAGAGGTCTCACCACTGCGGTGGCAGAGCTCGACTGGCCCCTGCTCGGGCGAGTTTTGACGGACGGAATGCGGGCAGCGATCCTCACGCTTTACAGCTTCGTCCAGACCTACACAGGCTGGGCAGACCTTGGAAATTCTATCGCAGCTTGCATCAATTCGGCCATCGCAAACATTCCATGGATGGAGGCGGGTCTGGGGCTTAGCGGATTCGTTGTCGGCCTTTTGCACACGCTCATTGCAACGGTGCAGGGCACCGATTGGACGGCTCTGGGCCAGAACATCGTCTCGATGGTAAGCGCCATAGACTGGGTCGGGCTTTTTTCCGCGATGGGTACACTTGCGATAGATGTGCTGCAAGCTATCAACGGCATCCTTGATCAAGTCGATTGGGGTGCCGTTGGCCAAAAAATCATGGAGTGCATTGAGGCTGTTGATTGGGCTGGCGTTTTGTCTCAGCTCGGAGAAATCATAAACAACAACTGGCCTTTGCTGTTGGCCATTTTGGGCGCGGCCCTTCTGCCGCAAATCAGCACCTTCATCCTTTCCACCGTTCTGGGCGCGGTTTTGAACGCCTTGGCCGTCTTCATCGCCTCGGTCGTGGCGTCCATTGGCCTCTGGCCGCTTTTGCTGGTGGCCGCGGTCTCGGTTATCTTGGCCGCGATCATCGAAACCCTGCGCAAGCACGGAGACGACATCCGAGCCGGTGTGGACAAGTTCGGCGAGACCATCGCCGACATCATTCGCAGCGCCGGTGAAAAAGTCAAGGAAATCTGGAATGGCTTGTGGCTAACTGTTAAGCTGATCGGCATGCAGCTGTGGGAGGATATTACTCAGGGCTGGAACGATTTCTGGACAAACATCGGCACCGCACTGGACAGCGCAGTAGCCGACATCCAGCAGGGCTGGAACGATGCATGGACAGCTGTCTCGGACTTTGTGTCTGACATCTGGGAAGGCATCACGGATACAATCGAGACGGCCATCAACGGCATCATCGGTCTGGTGAACGGCATGATCTCGGCCATTGTTGACGGCGTGAACGGAGTCATTGGTGTCTTGAACAGCTTCGGCTTCGACGTTCCAGAATGGGCGCAGGACAAGCTCGGTGTAGGGCGGGTCGGTTTCAACATCGACCCCATCACCGCGCCGCAAATCCCCTATCTGGCACAGGGCGCAGTCATTCCGGCAAACCATGAATTCCTTGCAGTGCTGGGTGACCAGACCAACGGAACCAACATCGAGGCACCGCTGGCAACCATTCAGCAGGCCCTCGCAGAGGTTATGGAAGCTTACACAGGGCAGCAGGACATCACGATCCGCTTCGCCGGAGACCTCGCCCAACTGGCTCGGGTGCTCAAGCCCTATATCGACAAAGAGGAGAACCGGCGCGGAGCCAAGCTGGTCACGGGAGGTGTGTACTGATGTTGATTATTGATGGCGAGAAATTCAAAGTCGATGTCCTCAGCTGCAAACGCACCGCTGACTTCCTGGACAAGCACGCCAAGCGCACAGAGAACGGCGACCTCAAGCGCGAGCTGATCGGTGTGTATTTCAACTACAAGCTGACGGTCGCGCCGGGCATTGACCGTGCGGAGTATTCCCGGTTTTGGGACAAGATCACCGAGCCGGAGGAGTTCCACACGGTCACGGTCCCGGGCACGGACGGAGACTATACCTTTACGGCGTATTTCTCCAACATCGGCGACGAACTACTTTTGCAGCGAGAAAAAGCCAATTACTGGAAAGGGCTGACGATCAACTTCATCGCCAAGACCCCCGCCAGATTTTAAGGAGGGCCTGCCCCGATGAGAACCAATACGCGCGTGGAGTTTGGCCTCTATGATGTCACCGCCAGAGGCGACAGCACGCCGAGCTGCACGGCCTCAAAGCCTTTTTGCAATCTGGGCCGTGACCTGTTGCTGGAAAGCGTGCCGAGCCAAAACAAATACGGCACACTGGAGAGCGAACAGTGGCTCATGGATGGCAGCTTCTCCTTCTTCCCGGAGGTTCCCGAGCAGTACTTCTGGGGGCTGTGGAGTACCACGCAGAGCGACAAGAACGGCGTGTTTGCTGACCCGCCTGTGCTGGACATCACCTTCACGCAAGACCACAGCAGCAGCGGCCTCACGCTGCACTTTTACAGCCCAACGGAGGACTGGGCCAGCCGCGTCAAAATCCAGTGGTTCAGCCAAGACGGAGGACTTATCTCTACGGCGCTCTTCTACCCGGATATGGTGGATTATTACTGTGCCAAGAAGGTAGAGAATTACCGCCGCATCCGCATTCATTTTCTCGAGACGAACCGGGCCGGGCGATACCTCAAGCTGGCGGGCATTGACTACGGTGTTTACCTGCATTTTAGCGGTCACGAAATCGTGGAGGCCCACGTGCTGGAGGAATGCGACCCCCTTAGCTCCGAGATTAGCATCAATACGCTGAATGTATCGCTGTACAACAAAGAGGGCCGCTTCTCCATCTTGAACCCCGAGGGCTACTTTGATGTTTTGCAGCACAAGCAGAAATTCACAGTCTGGGAGGATGTCAAGCAGGACGCACGCAGCACAAGCAGCGTGAGTTATTGCATGGGCACATTCTACCTCTCGGACTGGAGCAACAGCGGTGATACACTGGCCGACTTCTCTGCCGTCGATGCTATAGGCCTGCTGGACGGCGCACCGTTTGATGGGGGCATCTACGACACCACCGCAGCAGAGCTCGCAGAGGCGATCCTGGCAGGATACAGCTACACCTTGGACGAGAGTCTGGCCGCAGAGCGAGTGCAGGGGTACATCGCCGCAGGGACGCGCAGAGAGGCCCTGCAGCAGCTCGCATTTGCCATAGGCGCTGTGGTCGATTGCAGCCGAGGCGAGCTTATACGCATTGCCCCTGCGCCGTCCAAGGCCAGCGGCATGATTACCTACGACAGAAAGCTGCAGGACGGCAGCAAGGTAACGCTCAATCCGCTGATTACCGCTGTGGCAGTGACTGCCCACCGATACCTGCCGGGAGAATCCACCGAGGAACTGTACAGAGACACCCTTGACCCGGGCACCTACCGGGTGACATTCAACGCCCCGGCAGTCGTGGACAGCCTGACCGTCACAGGCGCAGAGCTCACCGAGAGCGGCGTCAACCTCTGCACCCTGACAGTCGCAGAAGCAGGCGAGGTCTGTGTCACAGGCCGCAAATACACCGACAGCACAGTCGTCCTGAGGCGCACAGCGGCGAACCTGCCGCCCAATGCGCAGGACAATGAGCTGACCGTGACAGGTGCCACGCTGGTAGGCCCGAGCCGCGCAGAGGCCGTGGCCGTGCGGGTGCTGGAGCATTACGCACAGCGATACGAGCAGAACTTCTCCATGGTCGCCGGGAATGAAAAGCTGGCCGACAGGCTCATCGTTCAGAGCTTCGGCGGCGAGATGGTGCGAGGGGTGCTCACAAAGCTGGAATTTGATTTGACCGGTGGCTTTTTGGCAGACGCCAAGGTCATCGGGCGCAGACTTACCAGCAACGCAGCCGCCTACGCTGGCGAAATTCACGCCGGAGAAAGGAGCCTGATCTGATGTGGCAGCAGCCAATCTATGACCGCACCAAAGCGGATGTGTCCGCAGGCGCGGATAAGTGCTATATCAACGCGGCACTGCTGAACCGGCTGGAGGGCAACTCCGCTTATCTGGCAGAACTTCTGGGGCCTAAAATCCAGACCAAGACATGGGTCCCGACTGACCTGCTGACACGCAGCGAGATGGAGCGAATCCTGCAAAACATCCAGACCCTGCGCGATGCCTACCACACCCTGCCGGGAACCCCGGCTCTGCCCGAGACGCCCAGCACCCTGTACAGCGACATCAATACGATGGAGCAGGTGCAGTGGAGCATGTACGAGCTCTGGCGCAGAAACGCACAACGCAGCTACACCGGTGAAATCTGCGCCGGACAGACGATTGGAGTGATTTGATGTACGAACGAAAAGTATGGGTCAATCGCCAGAGCGAACATCCTGCTCGGCGCAAGCTGACCCCGACCGGCAACGATGGCGAGTACGACGTCTCCCGCTCCGAGGGCATCATCATGGAAGATGGCGATGCCTTTGACGCCGACACGATGAACGACTTGGAGCGCCGCGTGGCAGCGGGATTCACCGAATTGGACCCCACAGGCGCGGGCGGCGGCGAGGTCACTGTGCAGCCATACACCTGCGAGAAGAAGAGCGGCGTATATGCGCTGGTCGGCAGCGGCGCGGTAGGCCGGTGCAAGATTCCCGCATCCTGGGCAACAGGCGACAGCTTCACGGTCAACGGCGCAGCGGTTCCGGCCTACTGTGGCGCAGACGCAGTGGACGGCGACACCATCGTCAAGGGCAGATGGGTGCTGTTTTTCTACGACGGGACGCAGCTAAATTTTAACGGCGGCGGTGGCCTCAGCACCACGAAGCTGGCACTCGCCACCGCCACCGAGGACAATGTGCTGGCAGGGAATAAGTTCTACGCGGGCGGCAAGACCATCAAAGAGGGCACGCTCACGCTGACAGGCAATGTCACCGCAGACAAGATGCTGGAGGAGAGCAGCGGCTACGCCAATGACGCACACAGCATTGTGGCGGGCAACATCCCGGACAAAACCGGTCAAACTTATACGCTCTCCCCCGGAGGCAAAGTGCAACTGCCCCGTGGGTTTTACAACGGAAACGAAATCAGCGCAAAAGGCATAAAGACAACAGAGGTGTGGCAAAGCTGCCATGGAGGGCAAAACCTCTTCGGTTTCAGCGGCGGTACACTGGTTGGTGTTCAATATGCCGGGAGTCAGTATGCCTCTGACAACATTTTACAGGGCGCGGGCATAAACAGCGGGAGCCAGTATTGGGCGCAATGCGCGTCCGATGCGAGCGTTCGCTTTGTTCTTGCTTATTATTGATAAGAGGTGAAACCATGGCAGAACCAATCGTAATCAACGCCGAGACGCGAGAAATTACAGTCCCCGAGGCAGAACGCGCTTTCGGTGTGGCCGGTGAGCGCAAGGTCGAGGTCAAGCACATTCGCATCGAGGGACGCACCGTAGATGGCACCGACCTCACGCAGGGCTTTTCTTGGAAAGTCAGCTGCGAAAATGCAGGCAAAGAGCTCTGCGCCGACCTGATCGATGGCATTGTTGCCGATGCAGGCAATATCGAATTTGACTGGATCGTAGGCGCGGCACCGATGGCGTACAAGGGCACGATGCACTTTGCTGTCTGCGCCGTGCGCGTGGATGCAGCGGGCAATATCCTGCAGGAATGGCACAGCAAGCTGGGCGCGGGCGATGTTGCCAATGGCATCGAGGCCACCGTCCAGAACATCGGCGGGCAAGACCTGCTGGCGCACATCCAGTCCATCACGGCAGCCGCCCAGCAGAACGCGGCAGCCGCGCAGAGAGACGCCGCCGCTGCCGCCAAGAGCGCCGAGGATGCGGCCAACAGCGCAGGCGCAGCCGCCAAGAGCGCCAAGGATGCTGATAACACGGCCAAGGGCATCAAGGATTCTATGGAGCGGATTGCCGAGAATACTAAAGCCGTTAGTCAGCTAAAGAAAGATAAGCTGGATAACCCAGCTAATCCTGTGGTTGGGCAGATTTTGCGGGTGAAGTCTATTGACGAAACTGGCAAAATCGTGCTGGAGACTGCGGCTGGCGACGTGGATGTGCAGTTTTCCAACGGTACTGTGCAATTCAGCATTGCAAAGTCGAAATAAACTATAGGAGGACAATTTAATGCGTTGTGTCAACACCAAACCCGTAGGCACTGACCCCAAGACCGGCAAGCAGTTGGTCGAGGCGATGATTATTGCCGACACAGAACCCGAAAATCTGCCCACCACCGGCGAGGGCATTATCGGCATGAGCGAGAGCGAAGTTTTCGCCCCGTTCAGCCTGATTTATGTGCTGGCTGAGGATGCCAAGCACAAAATCTACATTGCCGGTGAAACGGGTCAGTTCATCGGCCAGTAAGGAGGCGGCATCATGCAACTTTCTGATGTAGTGCGCATCGCCCTCATTTTCAGCGAGGATGCCAAATGCTATGCAAAAAAGCTGGCCGGGAGCATCGACCTGAGCGGCAAGGCCGACAAGAAAAAGCCCAGCAAAGCGGGCAACCTTGCGGCTCTGGATGCCAACGGCAACCTCGCGGACAGCGGCAAGGCCGGGGCCAATGTAGCCGTTAAGGCCAAACCCAGCAAGGCGGGAAACCTCGCCGCGCTGACCGCTGACGGCTCCCTGTCCGATTCCGGGATTGACCCGGCTACCAAAGCCGACCTGCAGGACGGCAAGACCAAAACCGCCCAGATGGCAAAGTCGTTCACGTTCGATAAAACGACTGTGAAATTCAACTACTAATCGGAGGTGCAACACCTATGGCAAACAAAGTTTTTATCGACAACATCCTTGACCCCGCAACCGGCGATCAGGGCTTTTTCCTCGGCATGAACACCGACCAGTGCTACCCCGGCATGGATTTGAGCCTGAAGTTCGCGGAGGAAATCAAGGGCTACACCAGTGTGTGGAAGTGGATTCAGGCCCGCATCAAGGCTGGGAACTTCTACGGCATCCATGTGGGCGACTACATCCCGTTCAACTGCACGAACAGCGCCAAGACCCGCATCGTGGCTGTCGTGGCGGGCATCGACACCTACTACAAGTACGGCGATCAGCAGGTCGGCCACCACATCGACTTTATCTCCAAAGACCTGTGGCCCACCTATATCCAGTACAATCTCGCCAACTTCAACAACGGCCTGATTCCCGTGGAAAAGCTGTCTGGCGATGGCAGCAAGACCGAGTTTGTGCTGACGAAACAGATGGACAGCATCGACAACATCATTGTGGGCAGCGATCAGGTCACCGGCTATACCTATGACGCATCCACCTTTACCGTCACATTCGATGAGGCCCCCGCCGCTGGCACGAACAACATCACCGTGACCGGCAAGGGCGACAAGCACCCGTGGCTGTGCTCCCATCTTTATGCGTTCCTGAACTCCCTCAAGATGCGGGTGCCCAACGGCACGGGCAAAGACCCCGCCGTTAAACAGGTGGATTACAGTCAGGGCGGCGTATACTACTTCCTGCCCGCCGAACTCAAGGCTGTTATTGCCAACAAACGCGCCTTGCTGGGTGAGCGCTACTCGGCCAGCGGTCTGCTGAACAGCGACAATAGCTGGTCGTGGACGAACCTCGGCAATCTGTGGGTGCCTACCGAGATGGAGGTCTGCGGCGCTCCTGTTTGGGGCGGCAACGGATGCCCCAACGGCGGGTTTGTCCAGTACCCCATCTTTGCCCACAACATGAATCGTATCAAGGGCCTCGGTGATGGTGGTGGCCGTACCAGCTGGTGGGAGCTTACCCCTTACTCCGGCTACTCCTCCAACTTCTGCTATGTGACCGGCAACGGCAATGCGTACTACAACACCGCCGGCTCCAACACGTGGCTGTCCGCGCCCGTCTGCTTCCGAATCTCGTAAATCTCCTACTAATATCCCCGCGCCCCTTGTGGGCGCGGCATCAGGTGAACCATGAGTAACGTATTATCTCGATTTCGTAGCATTTCTGAAATGGAGTTCTACAAGAACGCCGTGGAACTGCGCTGCGCCCTGTCCGGCTTTGTTATGCAGGAAAAGTATATTCCCAAGAAATGGCGTCCCATTCTCGCTTATCCTACCGTGAATCTGCTGAATACGATGATGGAGCACATCATCGCCGCAAACGGCATCTATCCGTACAGCGGCGGTAAACTCGACCATGAGCTTTTGCACCGCCGCAAGGAATTGCAGGCGCAGGCCGTGGCCGACTGTGAGGCCTTATTTGATTGCTTGCAATTCATCATGGATGAGTTTCATTTTTCCCGGCTGAACACCGGGCTTGACATGGGCATTGCGCCACAAAAGGAACTGCCCGCGCAGTTGGTTTACATTGGCACCCTGTTAGAGCGTGAGGAAACGCTGTTGAAAGACTGGCGGCATAATACGAAATTCCCGGACACTGCAAAATTCAAGCCGAAAGCATCCTTACCGAATGGAGATGTCCGGTATCAGACACCACAGCAGACCGCCTACACACCCAAGGCGCTGCCTATGGTGCCCACTGTAAACGATTCAAGCGTGATGGCCGCACAGGCAGCAGGGATAAACTGTCATCATTATCCCCGTTGACCGCCATCGGGTCGATAGCTGTATAAAAGAGCCGTAACAACTGGTGGGAGCTTACCCCTAACTCCGGCAACTCCTCCAACTTCTGCAATGTGAACAACAACGGCAATGCGAACAACAACAACGCCTCCAACACGTGGCTGTCCGCGCCCGTCTGATTCCAACGAGAATCCTCGGCCAGTATTAAAGTAGGTTTGCTGGGCTAATCAACAGGCAGACCGAAATCCGAGCCTTATCATCATTGGAAGGAGTTATCGACCCTCCCGCAGTAGCGGGTAAATAGGTATCTTGACGCGATCAGCCGGACGCTTCTTGCATGGCCCGTGACGGCGACAACAGGCTAAACTACCGTGCGCCACACGGCAGATGGCCGAGTACCGGGTTTCATGGCTGGTATCGCAAAGAAGTACACAACAGCGCCCCTACAATAACACTTTGCGAGGTACATTCCGAGATGACATCACAAGAGCGGCACGAGGCCCGCTATCAGCGCCGCAAGGCGGCGCGGCAGGCCAAACACCGCGCACGAATAGCACAGTACGATAGTTTTGACAGGGTGGCAGACGTATCCTCGCTAGTCGATGCCAACTATAATGCCCGCAAGGGTGTTATGTGGAAAGCCAGCGTTGCCCGATACAATGCCCGTTATTTCAAAAACTCAATCAAAATCCACAAAACCCTCATGCGCGGTGGTGACACCCGCAGAGGGTTTTATCATTTTGGGATTGTGGAGCGCGGCAAAAAGCGGGCTATCCACAGTCTGCACTACTCTGAGCGCGTTGTGCGGCGGTCTGCCTGCACAAATGCTCTGGTGCCGATTCTGTCCAGCAATCTGATCTATGACAACGGCGCAAGCCTTGAGGGCAAGGGCATCAGCTTTGCGGTCAAACGGTGCGCTGTGCATCTACATGAGTTCTACCGCGAAACAGGCGGCAATGACGGGTACATCCTGCTCATCGACTACCGCGCCTTTTTCGACAACATCAATCTGGATAATCTCAAGCGCAATGTGATCGACCGCCATATCCTCGATCAGCGGCTCAATGCTCTGGCGAAAAATTTTGTTGACGCGCCGAATCTTGAACGCATCAAATACGGCCAGCCGACAAAAGAAAATGGTCTGTATATCGGCCCGGAGGATAGTCAGATTTTTGCTATCGCCTACCCAAACAGCATTGACCACACCATCAAAGACCAGTGGCGGCAGCGGTGGTTCGCCCGTTATATGGACGATTCCTACATCATCAACAAATCGAAAGATGCGTTGATAGAATATCGCCGCCTGCTGTTTGGGCTGTTCGCCGAAAAGGGCATTATCCCGAATCCCAAAAAGACGCAGATAGTCAAGCTGCGCCGAGGTTTTACCTACCTAAAGACCAAATTCACCCTGTTACCCAACGGCAAGGTATTACAGCAGCCTTGCCGCGAGAGCGTCATCCGGGAGCGCCGCAAAATCAAGAAGTTTTTCAATTTCCTGCAAGCGGGACTGATGACGATGGAACAGATTCTCACCTCTTATATGTCGTGGCGCGGGTCACTTATCAAAAAGCAGGCCCGCCGTTCTGTCCACTGTACGGATTTGCTGTTCTACAAGCTCTACGGCATCATGCCGTGGAAGATAAAATCAAAACGAAAATCGAAAGCGAGGCACATTCAATGGAAAAATCTCTTGAACGCATCGACGCCATCAATGCTGAAATCACCGCCCTTAAAAGCCTGCTGACCGATACCGACTATAAGGCGCTGAAACACGCCGACGGCGTTATGAGCGCCGAGGAGTACGAGCCCGTCCGCCAGCAGCGCGAGGAATGGCGCGACAAGATCAACGCGCTGGAAACGGAACTGGCCGCAGCTACACAAGAGTTTGATGCGGAGATGGCCAAGGTGGTCGCTACGCAGGTAAAGGAGGGCTGAGGATATGAGACTCTCAAACGGTGAGGTGTTGCTGGCGTGGCCTCTGGCCCAGCACATCATCACACAAGGATGGTTTTACAACGACGGCAGTTTGCACCAGGCCGTTGACCTGCGCACCCAGATTGACAACATGTATATCCGCCCGGTCTATGCCGCCGAGGACGGCACCGTGGATCAGACCCAGGACTGGGACGGACACACGCGGACGGGTATGCAGAGCTATGGCAACATGGTGAGAATCAAACACGCGCCCTACAAGGGCAGTGTGCTGCAGACGCGGTACGCGCACCTGAGCAGCTATTGCGTCAAGTACGGCCAGCAGGTCAAAGAGGGCGACCTCATCGGCTTCAGCGGCACTACCGGCAATGTGTTTGGGGCGCACCTGCATTTTGAGGTCATCCTGAACGGCATGCGCACAAACCCGCTGGTGTGGCTGGACAGCGATTTTACCACGGCTAACGGGCGGGTGTTTACTTACCGCGCCGGGGAACACGCTGTGGAAAAACCCGCAGACGCTACACAACCCGGCGGCGAAGAAGTGCTGATTGATGTGTCCCACCATCAGGGCGCCATCGACTGGGCAAAGGTTCCCTACCGCGCCATTGTCCGCATCGGCTATCGCGGCTACGGCACTGGAAAGCTGATGAAGGACGAGCAGTACGATGCCAACCTTGCCGGGGCGAAAGCGAACGCAAAGCTGTTCGGCTTTTACTTCTTCTCGCAGGCCATCACGGTGGATGAGGCCCGCGAGGAAGCCGACTTCTGCGCAAGCCTTGCCCCGACCTGCTACCCGCTGTTTTTCGATGCCGAGTGGAGTCATGCCACGCACGATGGCCGCGCCGACAGCCTGACGAAAGACCAGCGCACGTCCATCGCTATGGCATTTTGCGAAAAGGCCAAGACGCACGGATTCACGGCGGGCATCTACACCTTCACGGCCTTCGCAGGCACGAATATCGACTACACCTACCTGTGTGAAGATTACATCGGCTGGCTGGCCGACACGCGCACGAATTACGACAAAACGCTGCCACGCTACATCCACCAATACGGGCAGGGCGGCGTGGCAGGCATCACTGGCGTGGTTGATTTGAACCATCTGGTCAAAGCCCTGCCCGCAGCGGACAAGCCCGCAAACAAGCTGCAGGTCATCACGGTAGGGCCGGTGAGCCAGGGAGATGCTGACGCAATTTATATGCTGTGCAAGGAACGCGGCCTGACGGACGCTGGGCTGTACAAGAGCTCGTGGGCATAACAAGGGGGTAAATCCATGAAAAAACTGTTTATTTCTCAGCCGATGCGCGGCAGGGCTGACGAGGAAATCCTCAAAGAGCGCAAGGTGCTGATTGCCGATGTGTACATGAAAACCCATGAGGAAATCGAGGTCATCGAATCCTTTTTCGAGGGCGCCCCGGCTGACGCAACGCCGCTGTGGTATCTGGGCGAAAGCCTCAAGCTGCTGGGCACCGCTGATTTTGTGGTGTTCGCCCCCGGCTGGCAGGATTATCGCGGATGCCGCATTGAACACGATGCCGCCGTAGCCTACGGCATCCCCATCGTGGAGGTGTAAATCCGATGCAGTCGTGGAACATCGTCATCACTTCCCCGTGGCAGGTCGTGACAGCCATTGTCGCCGTAGCTACGGCATTTACAGCCATTGATAAAGCATGGGATACCCTGCTGGCGAAATGGAAAAAGCACAAAGCTCCCGAAGAAGCCCAGAACGCAGAAATCAGCGCCCTTAAAACACAGATTCAGCAAATCACTCCCCGGCTGGATGCCGTGGAGGGGCAGTTGACCGCGATGGGCAAGACAGTCAACGACCTACACACAGGGAATCTGGCGGTGCTGCATGATCGGATCTATCAGATGTGCCGCCTGTGCATCAAACGCGGGTACATCACCGAGGATGATCTGAACAATCTGAAATACTTATACGACAGCTACCACAGTCAGGGTGGCAACGGAACGGGCACGGAACTCTATAAACGGGCCAAGGCGCTGCCCATCCGCATCGAAACCGAGTAAGGAGGATAAATCAAAATGAGCAATGCCGAGTTTATCAAGCGGGCCACTGCCGCCGTTGTGGACTACTTCAACCGCCATGTTGATGTCACCGACAACTTCGAGCTGACCGCCGAGGATACGTTCGTTGTGTGGTCGTGCAAGACCTTGCAAAACCACAAGGCGTTGACTTCTACTACCGTCCCCGACGGGATGTACTACGAGATCACCTACAACGGCGACAAGGGCGAAATGTACCTTGATGCCTACAAAAAGATGCACAATGAGTGCATCAAAATTGAGGAGGGCTAAGTCATGGACAACAAAAAAATTTCCTCTACCGAGGATACCACCGCCAACGCCTCCCCGGTGCAGGATTTTTGGAAAAACCTTGCAGCGCTGCTCAAGGTGAAAACCATCATCACGCTGGTTATCATCGCGGTGCTGGCCGTGCTGTCCATCAACAGGAGCATCGAGCCGGACAAGTTTCTCACTATCGCCACGATGGTAGTGGCGTTCTATTTCGGTACTCAGAGCGAGAAAAAGCCCTGATTGCTGACCGACACACCAAATGACACTTGAGCGGGCATCCTATTTGCGGGATGCCCGCTTTTTTCGTTGCATCGCAAAATATTCCATGTGACACTTTTGCTGACACTTGCCCCGGAAAGTGTCAGTCTGTCAGATTTTCGGCTGACACGCGCTGACGCGGTTTTGCTGTGTGTCAGTGGGTTTGTCATGTTGATTTTCAGCGATATATCATCATATTATTTCTATATATGACACTTCTGACACTTAAAATATAAAAAGATAATATATGGTATAATATACACCCAAAAACGCCATAACGCCCATGTATGCAAGTGCGCATACGCGCGCGTGCGCGAGAGTGTCACAGGATAGCAAAAAGCCCATCGGCGGATTTCATGTTCTGCCGATGGGCTTTTTTCATTTGGGATGCTTTTCAATTTTTTCCTCTACCGCGTCCATGATATAGCGGTTTAGGGATGTGCCTGCCGCCGTTGCCGCCTCCCGCCAGCGCTCTTTTGTGCCTTTGGGTGTCCTGATCTGAATGCTGTCAGTCTTTTCGCCGAGGTATTTTTGGGATGCTGCTTTCTGCGCCTCCGTGTATTTTGCGCCCATTTGGGGTACACCTCCTATCTAAAATATGATACCATATATAGATATATGCTTGCTATATACATATTGCACAATGCTGGCCCCGAAATTCGCCCGAATCTTTGTTAGGTCTGCATATTGCGTATATAGCAAGCATATACTATAATAGAATCATCGAAAGAAACAAGGCAACGCACAGGAGGACATCAAAATGAAAGCGACCCGCACACGTTCCGGCACCTACCGTGTGGAACTCACCTATACCGAGGCCGAAATCCTCTACGGATACAGCACCAAGTATATGTATCTGGGCACGGCCCTCAAGATGCCCAACGCCAAAGCTGGCATCGTGATTTGGGTCGATAACAAGTTTGAGATCATCCACGACCTGAACGCTGCCGAGCCTGAGTGCCCGTATGAAGATTGAGGAGGTAAGTCATGAAAATAACCTGCATTGACGACGCAAGGTCTTATGAGCGTGTTCTTTACGCTCTCCGATCTTTGCCGCAAGGCAAAGCCGTCCGTAGTTATGTGGACGATGTCAAGCGGGATTTGCGAGCATTCTACCATCGCCCCGATGGATGCGTCAAAATCATCACGGCTGACTACGATAGTGGATGGCAGCTTATCACTTTGGCAGCTAAGACAAAAGAGGATGCCGATGCCGAATTTAACGCTCTCTATTATCGGGATTGCGTCCCATCGCAGTATGACTGCACGGGTCAAATGTTCACCATTTTCTACAAGTTGTTCAAGCGCAACGGGCGCTGGATGGCATACCATCACTTCGCTATGGACGTTTAAGGAGGAAAACACCATGATTAACAACGAAACCATTATTTACGAGCTGTGCAACAAATATCAGTGGTTCACCTGCGGCAGTGTCCGCCAGTACGAAAAAGCACTGACAATGGCAAAGGGCGGTGTTCCCATCACGGAGCTGGCCCGCGTCATCTGGATTTGCAGTGATGAGGTTCCCTATTTCGACATCCTGACCGCAATCAGCACATCCGGCTATACCGAGAACAAAAATAAGGAGGAGCAGGTCGATGAATAACACGAACACTGTGATTGATGAGGATGACAGCGGAAAGGTGCGTTATAAGGATTTACGCTGTGGTGATATGTTTGAATATGGTAAGAATAGCGACTTTTACATGAAAACGTCCGAGGGTCGTCTCCATCTTGCGACTGGAATTGTTGAACACATGGATGATTGCATTTTAGTGCTACCTAAAAATGCTTTACTGATAAGAAAAAACTAACACAGTTTATAAGGAGGTTTTTCCCATGAAATACTACCCCATCGACGAAAGCGCGGCCCGCCGCGCCAAACAGGCAAACAGCCTCAGCGATTATGCTGAGAGATCAGCGACCAGCGAATACCGCCGAGAGGTTGATCGAGCGGCTACACTGGCGGAGGAGTGCAAGAAAGGCAAGACCGAGGCTCAGCAGGATAAGATTGACTACCTGCTTGACCGCTATGCCCGCCGACTGGCCGACAATATGAACGCATCAAATCGCAACCGGGCATCTTGCCCGTCTGTCATGGTCGCCGGATGGTCTAACTTCCCCGTGCGTAAGAAGCAGCAGCAACTCTCCCGTGACGACACCCTCATGCGGGAATGGCGGGATATTCAAGGCATCCTTGACCAGATTCGGGCTGTGGGGCACGGCGGCATCAGCGGTATGGATGCCGATGCGCGGGAGCGCGTACAGGCAAAGCTCACCGAGCGCGAGGCCATGCAGGAAAAGATGAAATCCGTAAATGCGTACTGGCGCAAGCACGGGGCGCTCGTAGGCTGTCCGGAGCTTTCAGATAAGGAAGTTGCCCGCCTCACGGCATCGATCTCTCAGAGCGCGTCTACGGGGCGTTCTGAGCCGCCCTATCCGAGATGGGCACTGGATAACAACGGCGCTGAAATCCGCCGCCTGCGCTCCCGCCTCGCCGTGCTAGACGCGCAGCAGGCGCAGGGCGATTCTGAGCAGAACTTTTCGGGTGGCATTCTGCGCATTACCCCGGAGCGGGTGCAGTTGGTTTTTGATGATAAGCCCGCCGCCGAGATACGAGATATTGTCAAGCAGTGGGGTTTCCGCTGGGCACCGTCTCAGGGCGCGTGGCAGCGGCAGAATACCGCCAACGGCAGATACGCGGCAAAGCAGGTCGTCAAGGCCATTGAGGAGGTCGCACAGTGAAAACCGGGAAAGCTATCAAGTGCTGTCCGCTTTGCGGTGGTCGTATTGTTGTCAGTGTCCTATATCAGCGTTCGCTTGACTATGTAATGCGGCAAGATGGGACAATCGGCAATCGGAGTAAGCGCGGCAAGAGTGTCCCTATGGATGCAAGCATTGCCACCTGTGAGAACTACCGAGCCTGCGATGCCCGGTGGGAAGTCGATGACTTTTTTGTTGACAGTGATAGGCGCTTTTGGGACTATAAATATAGCAAGGAGGATGGCTGATGCCCTATTACAGCATTGAATACCATGGCAAGGCCACCGTATGGGCCGAGAATGAGCAGGCAGCAAAGGATGCGTACACCGATGACCCGTCCTGCGCTGGCCCAGATGAAGAATTTTATATCGATCATGTAGAAATGGTCGATGATGACGAGGAGGACAACTGAAATGGTTAAATACATCAAAGGCGACGTACTAAATTGCAAGGCTACACTCGTAGCGCATCAAGTAAATGCGTTCGGAGTAATGGGCGGGGGCATTGCGGCAGCAATCTGGCCGCTGCTGACCCCGGAATCCCAGAGCGCCTATGTGGAGAAATGCCGCCACAACGCAAAGCTCCCCGTAACGGAGTGGATGGGTAGCATCCAGATTTTGGACACAAAGCGCGAGGAGCTGAAAATCTGTAATCTGTTTACACAGTTCCCCGCCCCGGTTGATGGGTCGTTTGATCTTACCGCCTACAACTATCTGCGGCAGGCGCTCGACCTGCTGAGGGTCTACGCCGTATTCAATGATTATGACATCGTGGGTGTCCCGGCCCGCATTGGATGCGGCATTGCTGGCGGTGACTGGGACAAGGTTCAGCGCATCATTCACGATGTCTACGACGATTCCGGCATTACGATGCTGATCGTGGATAATCAATAA